AGCCGTACTTGCGCAGGACGGTGCGCATCGTACCCGGCACATAGCCCTTGACGCGGAACTCCAGCGAGCGGAGTCGCAGGCCCGCTTTCTTGGCAGTCAGCGGCATGAAGAACTCGTACTTGGCGGGATAAGTGTCCCACGCGGGGATGTCGCCGCTTTCATTTTTCGCAGTAACAACTTGAATGTTTTGCTGTACAATCCTTGCAGAATAAGATGCGCCAACGATTTCAGCAAGTTCTTTGATTCCGTTTTCAATGCGGTTGTAATCCGTATAGCTCAGAGCGCCCTTCATTCCGGAAGCCCATTCTCGCTGCTCCTCTTCTGTCCATGTGCCGGTTCTGGCTTTGGCTGTTAGCTCTTTTACACGGTCAATATCTGCCTGTGTGCGGTCTGTAATCCACGTTGCCATACTTCACCTCTTAAAAAATCAGTTTGCCGTCAGCGTCAATAGCAAGAGACTTTGGGACGGTAAATGCAGGGTGAACAACATTATCATACTTACGGGGGGAATCGTCATTCGTAGCGTAAGAAATCGTCTCTGCATTGGTATTCACTTGTAACGTAGAATCATACACGGCGTATGCATTTACAAGTTTGCTGACCAACAGAGGCCGCCAGTACTTGTTGGCGCTTGAACTTGTGCCAGCAATATCACGAAGCATCTGAAGCGAGTATAGGTAAGGAGTTCTCGTCCAAATAGATCGTCCTCTGCTGGAGCCCTCCATGTCAGAGGCAAGCATCGTTTTCAGGATTCCAGATGCATTTTGCAGGGGAGTACCCTCGTTGTGCTTATAGCTCGGGCTACTAGTTGTCCAATTCGGAGTATCAGAACCTTCCGTGTCATACCCGAACTCGTGGGAAGAAAGCAGGAAAACGCTTTTTGCCATCGTAGTCACTTTGCTACTGCCAGAATTGCAATAAGAGTCAGAAAAACCGGGAGTATAATAGATGGTCGTCTTATCGATAGCTTGCTTCTGGGCGGAGCTGAACGAGTTGAAGTACTCTCCGTTGAGCCAGCTGTTTACGCTGCTGCTGGCGTAAGTAGACCATGTAGAGCTCCAAGCCATGATAGCCGCGTAGTGTTTTCGAACCAGAAGAGTTCGCCCGGCTCCATTCAGCTCGCTTTCGTAGTCATGCTTTGCAACGATGAACTCGGCCACGCTACTGCCTTCATCCATAAGGACGGTGCCACCCTCTGCAACATCAAACAGATTGTACGCCGCCGTAGCGAAGGAGCATTCTGCGGAGACGCCGCCTGCTGAGGCTGTGACAACAGCCTTACCCGGAGAATTCCACTTGACTTGGCAGGTGGACTTTCCTTCTGCATTCGTCAGAACGTGAAGGGAAACGATTCCTTCGGGAGAAGCTGCCCAGTTGATTTTAGGAGAATCAATAGAAGCAGGGGAGAGGGCGGCAGACAAAATAACGGACTCGCCCCAATCGAGCTGTTCGCTGGTATGGTCAAGAGACATAGCCTGAGCATCTGCCATCATGTACCCCTCTACAGTACCTTTGAAACACCCATTGAAAGTGTACTTTACATTGGTCGCCAGCAAGACAGCATCGTAATTGAACTGATGGTGAATCTTTACCATATCAAGGGCGTCAATAGTAGGGCTTGCCCGATATGTGAGAGAAGCCTTGCGGCGGTTGGAAAGGACTCCATAAGACTCTGTAAGGGCATTCCTGGATTTTGCAAGGATGTCCTTTGTAAGCATAACATTGCTCAGAGTCTGGCTCACGCCTTTACCAGAAGGGCTTTCGGGATAAGCGTAGGTAACGCCACCTGCGGTAGTCACCACGTTGAGCATATTTTGAGCAAAGGTGATTTCCGGCCAAGAATAATTGTTCAGTACTGGAATGTCCAACACGGGATTGGAGGTATCGGCTCCGTAGACTCTGTTAATTTTTATCACGCCATCACGAGTCTGGTACAAAGCCATTCCAGCAGCGTTTGCCGCAAGCTGCAAAATATCGGAATTGTGATAAGTAGACTCATCGCTTGTAATGTCGGTGGAGTAATCTTTCAGTTCATCCGAAATATCGAAGGTAATTTCATCCGCTTCCAACAGCTCCAAGGCATCGTAGCACATCTCATAGAGCGTGCCGTATTTTCTTCCGGTGTACTTCGTGCTGGATAGATACAGGAAAGCGTCTCGCGCCTGAAAGGACGCCTCAATACTGTTGGCAGGGACGCTCCACTCCGACAGGAAAAACATCCCTCCGCTCACCCATTCAGTCTTTCCGTCAACATCCATTCCATAACGAACAGTGACAGGCTGGCGCTCATAGATGTATTTGTAAATTCCTTGAGGGTTTACGGAGTCCCATGTACGGTCACTGTTATCCAAACTAAAAGAAATCGACTCCTGAGAAAGCTGCCCGGAGATAGGGTCTCTTGCAGAAGAATGACTGTAGGACAAGATTTTGGTCTTGTCAAACACCAGATACCTTCCGATTTTCACTTGCTCAACCCTTACTCTTCGGTCGGGGAGACACCACTTTAGAACTTCAATCTCTACGGCATCAAACCCTGAAAGTTCAACCTCAACATCAGAACGGACCGATTTGTTTCCATTTACGGTCACAGTTTTTAGCTTGCTAGTTCCAAGGTATGCACTGACCGAAAAGTCCGTAGCGTACTCCCCGAATACTGTAGACCAGCAAATTGAAACGCCGGGAACGGAAGACTTGTTTTCACTTGGAAGTTCAAGCCGGATAACAGGATGGTTTGAATCGTCAAAAATCTCGGCGCTCAAAAAACCAGTAGTTCCATACGGAGAAGAAGAAGGAACGATGCCACAGCTTCCATCAAGAACAGTGAGATTGGGCTCTCCTGTGGAATACCTCGAAATGGAAGCGTTATCAGAAAGTGCAATATTGTGAAAGGTGGAGAACGGGGCTGCCGATGACGTGACGATGGTAGCTTTTTTATTGATACCCGGCTCAGTGATTCCGCAGGTAATCTCTACAAAAGATTCCGGGACGAGCGTTTCGTTAAATTTTTCTTTCCACCTATCGGAGACTTCAACCATGTGTCATACCTCCACAAGAGAAAGCTTGCACCCTGTCCATCCCATCACGCCACCGGTTTTCGGTCCTCTACGCCACATGCCGCCGGTGCGGTCGGAGACATACATCTGACGGGTGGAATAACCGGCTGTAGTTTGGTTATAGAATTTAACGGTGCAGTAAAAATTTGTAGTGAAGAGGCTCAAGATGTCGGCCCACTGCCGCGCAGTGAGGTAGTTCCATGACATGGAGACTTTTGCTACGTCATGTCGCACGACAGCGCCAACAACTTTACCCTGAACATTTCGCCCAGAGTCCACGATTGTGCTAGTCGTTCCCTCATAAGAGGAGGGTTCCGGCAGCTCTACGCCATTCACCGTAACCAGTGCAGGAATATTGGCCATCTGAACCATCCTTTCTTAGTAAGAGTAAACTTCGGTACCCATAATGGACATGCCACGTTCTTTCTGCGTTTTTTCAACGGAAGCGGTGAGCTGCTTGCCATCGAGGTACACTTTCACATCTCTGCCATCGGAGATTGCTTCTCCGTACCGCTGCCAGATGTCAAGAAATGCATTGTAGCAGCCGTTGTACACAGCATCTCTCATCTCTTCGGAGTTTCCACTTGCGGCAGAATAGGTGCCACTATACGAGCCAGACCCATAGGTAGAGTCATAGCTGGATGTGCCAGCATACTGAGAGCTGTCGCTATAGTTAGAACGGCTGATACTGCCAATAATGCCTGCGATAGCAGCGGCAATCGCCACGCCACCAGCAACCATTGCAAAGCCGGTAGGAATGCCAAGCACGGACAACGTGCCACCGATTGCTTCCAGCATGGCGGTAAAAGCGCCGCCAATCGTGGTAATCAAACCAGCTACGCCAGCAAGCATCTTCGGGAACTGGCTCAGTAAGCCACCAGACAAGCCTTTACTGATTGCAAGCGCTGCGGCCGAGAGCGGAGTCTTCGATTTAGTGAACACGCTGGTAATGTTCTCGACCATCTTTGCTGTATTTTGTGTGGCAGCGCCAAAATTCTGAGTCAGTGCGCTCACCAGATTCTTGCCAATGGTAGCGGCTGTATTTAGCAGAGAAGAGGCTTGGCTTTTCAGTTCTTTGCTCAGTCTGCCAAGCAAATCGCTTGCAACGGACTTGACGCGTTTACGCTGCTCATCGCCCATAGCGCCCCAGATGGAAGCAGCAATAGTAGTGCCGACTGTTTTCCAGTCGCCACTCTGCGCGGCCTGAATGAAAGTTTGCACCGTACCGAAGAAGTTGGTTTTGAGGTTGTTATCGAGTTCGGCCCACTTAGAGTCTAGCCCGGAAATGATGCCGTTGAGGTAGCTCGTGCCGCAGTCAATGCCATGGTTCGCCATCTCTTCGCCCTTGAGCTTGGTGGCGTCTACGAGTTTATTCATAGCATCGTTGACGTAACCAAGAGAACCAGTGATGCCGTTTGCAAGGCCTTGATCGATGTAACCGCCAAATAGCTCAAAGAGCTTGGAAGGAGAGTGGATTTCAGTGTCGTTCGTAAACTTATCAATAATAGCTTTTGCAAGACCACCGGCAGTTTTCTTTGCATTTTCAATGCCCTTGTTAATACCGTTAATCAAGCCCTGAACGATGTTTTTGCCATAATCCAAAAATTTAGCAGGGAGATTTTTGATTGTATCAACCAAACTGTTCCAGGCCTTGTCCCAGTTTTCTTTGAATCCAGACCACTTCTGGTTCCACCACTCGCCAACGCCGACAAACCAGTTTTTCAAGCTCTCGCTTGCCTTGTCGAGAGATTCTGTAATTTTGTCCCAGTTTTGATAAATCGCAATTCCGGCATCGGTCAGGCCGCCAACAATCAAACCAATCAGTGTGCCGATGCCTGCGCCAATCGGGCCTCCAAGAGAGCCGATAATTGCACCAATGCCTGCGCCAGCCATTGTCGAGCCAAGCGGAATCAAAATTCCGTTTAACGTGTTTAAGCCATTTTTGACAGCATCGTAAACGCCCGTTACAAACATAGGTATGCCGGTTACTACTCCGCCAACTGCCGCTCCAATAATCGCGCCAGCAGTAGAGCCGCCAGCCGCTTTAATGGCCGCGCCAACAGCAGTATTCCCAAAGCCGGTCACGATAAACTGAGCAATTCCTTTTCCAAGAATGGCTGCGCCTGTAGTTCCAATCAAAGCGCCAAGAACAATTTCAGCGAAATTCTTTCCATTTACGCCATTTTCAATCGCGTCTTTAATGCCTGTAATCTCAAGAACAACGCCCACCGTAAAAACGCCAAGACCCAAAACAATGGATTTCAGTGCGTTCATTTTGGAGATAGCGTCCACAATATCCGTAATAAGATTTGTGAGTTTCCACGCGGCAAGGGCGGTTGCTACAGTCGCTATAAGAGGAAGCATACTTTTGATTTTCTGCTTCATCTCATCAATAGATGTGCCAACATAATTCTTGAACATATCGTAGCCGGACAGGTCTACATCACCCAAGATGTTGCCAGCGGATGCGCCGCCGCCAGAGCCGGAGCTCCCCTGTGTGGGGTCAATGATGTTCAATTCATCAAATCCCATCGTGTAGTCCTTGAGGGCTTTGGCAGCTTTCTTGGTGGAGTCAGCCGTGTCATCCATTGCATCACCGATGCCGCCAACGCTTTCAGCGCTCTTGGTGAAATCAGTGAACACGACCTTCACACCCATCAGCTTTGCCACCCACTCAACGAATTCTCGGATGAGCTGCACGGCGGCAATCAGCGGGGGAAGAATGGATTTCAGGGCAGGGTAGAGCAGAGAACCAACAGACTTCGCCAGCATATCCAGCTGCGCTTTCAGAATCTTGATCTGGTTTGCAGGGCTTTGGATAGTCTGCGCAAGATTGCCCTGCACATTGGCGGTCTGCTTCATAATGGCAATGTAACGCAAAACTGCTTTATCTGCCTGAGACAGGCTAGAAACCTGCTTGTTAAAGCCCAAAGCAAGAAGTTCCTGCTGCAACCGTGCCTGAGTCAGGTCAATGCCCAAACGGCGAATAGGCTCAATCTCGCCAGAGATTGCGGAGGACATTGCGGTAAAGGTTTCTGCAACGTCCTTGTTCCAATAGGAGCCTTCGTCATAGGCAAGCTGAGTCAGGTTCTTAGACAGAACGTATGCTTTGTCGCTGGCCAGGCCAAACGAAGTGCCTAAGCTCTGGATGGTAGCCATGTAGGTCATCGCTTTGGTCGGGTCAACGCCAAGCAACCCCTGCATTTTGCCAATAAGCGTATCGGCTTCACCGCTCAAATTGCCCATAGCATTATGGAACAAGTCTGTTGCTTCATAGAAGTCGTTAAACTTCGCAACAGCGTTGCCAAGATACTCAGCGATAGCTTTCAACGAAACCAGCTTTGCCATGTTCCGCATAAAGCCGTTCATCTGATTGGACAGGCTGAGATAGCTCTTGCGCTGCTTCTCGTTGGCAGCCGTCACACGGTTTGCCTGTGTGACCACCTTACTCAACTGCGGAGGGAGCTTTGCAAAAGCGTTGCCAACCTTGTCGAGCTGCGAAGCAAGGGGAGTAAGGGCGGCAGACAGCTTTTGGCAAGCAGTAGAAAAGTCACCCACCGTCTTGCTATCCAGCTTTTGCGCAAGGTCAGGAATCTTGTTGAGTTGATTCAAGACACTTCCGAGATTTTTCAGATTGCTAAAATCCAGAACAGACAACGGAGCAAGACCATTCATCAACTGTCGGGAACTTTCAGCAAGCTGTGTGTAATCAGCTTTGTTTGCTTCAGACACTGCTTTCGGGATTCGGCGCAAAAGGCTTACAAAACTGCTCAATCCTTCCGGCGCAGTGACGGAAGGAAGATTATTGAATCCGTTCAAGACAGACTTCAAATCGCCAATGTCAGAACTGATGCCCTGCACGCCGCTGACCGCTTCCGGGATTTTTTTGATGGCGTTGATGGCGCTTTTCAAGCCTTTTGGGTCTTGAACGGTAGCCATAAGGTCAAAAGCATCCGTAACATCGAGCAGGATATCAACGCTATCAGAAAGAGCACCCATGCCGGTAAGGGATTCCGGAAGTTTAGCGATGCTCTTTGCCAGTGTACTGATGCCCTTTGCGCTTTCACTTGCATTGACCTTGCTGATGCCATCAATGAACCGAGTAACGCTTTCAAGACCGCTAAAATCTCCCTGCGCGGACTTTAACGCAGTGAGGGAATTGGTGAGTTTGTCCAACCCATCAATCACCTTTGACACATTGCCCTTTGTCCGCAAATTAGAAATGGCGGTAGTGAGTTTGTCGATATTAAGCTCTGCACCGCTGGATTCCGCAGAGATTTCTACGGATAAGCTTGTAATATCAACATCAGCCATCACTACCACCATCCTTTTGCTCCATCATAGAGAACATCATTCTCTTGATTCGCTCCTGCGCCTCAACTGCGCGTTGGTATTCATACTCGTCTTTCTCCTTTTGGGTAAGGGGAATCGGTCTATCCATGTACTTGATAGGCTTAGACCCTTTCTTTCGGAACATATTGCCAACCGTAGAGGAAAGCGCAGATGCCATGTAAAAACCATTTCTCCATGCTTCTGCATTGGCTCTGCGTTCTCGCAGTTCCTCTGCGTCACGGTATACCTTAGCCATCCAGACATCACCGTGCCAGAACTGCTCGTAGGTCATGCCGATGGAGATGTAATAGGCTTCTACATCGTGGAACAGCTTGGAGAAGGAAAACGATTCTTCCTCTCCGTCTGGTTCCTGAGATTGTGCGGTTACACAATCTCCCACGTTGCGTTTTTTGCGGTCTTGTCCTCAGTGTCGGTCGCCAGCAGAGACTTGGAAGCGTCCATGAACATCTCAAGCAGAACGCCCATCAGGTCTTCCTTATCCTCGATGTGCTGGAACATCTCGTCCACGACCTTACGCTTGATGCCACGATTCCGGGCGATAAACGCGCCGTAGAACAGGGCGCGGGAATTGGACAGCAGGTTGGTCATCTGGGTGTACTGGCCAATCTGAAAGCCTGCACGTTCGGTAGCTTCCACGCTGTCACGGGTGAAAGTCAGCTCGTAAGTGCTCTTGCCGTCGGGGGAATGAAAGTTGATAACCTTTGCAGCCATATAAATGCTCTCCTTTATAAAGGTAGGCAGAACCAAATCCGCTGTTCAGTTCTGCCCGGTTTGATTGATTCGATTTTTGCGGTTTAGCCGCCGTTGACAGTCAGGGTCTCGCTGAACTCAGGCTTCTTGGTGAAGATGCAGTTGATGGTCATTTCCACAACCTCGTCCACGCCAAAGCCGGACAAGCCAACCTGATGCATACCCTGCCAAGTAAAGCCGGAGCCGTCCTGCATCTTCAGGGCGTAATACTTCACGGTGTTGCTCTCGGAAGTCTCATCGTAGCCAGCTTCCTTGACCTTCTTGTAGTCAGTCTTGTTGTAGTTGGCGGTAAAAGACTTGGTATCAGACTGGATAATGCCAAAGATGTTGACCTGCATGGGGTCAGACAGAGTGGTGGCATCCAGAAGGTTCGGCTCAGAGATCAGGTCGGGTACATCCTTGATGTCGCACAGCTTCGTCAGAGCGGTTGCGCTGTCGCCACAATATAGGGTGGTATTCAGACCGGAGATAGCAGTACTCATAGAATGTTTACCTCCTTAGTTTCGGTAAATCATTCCGTCCTCTCCGATTGTTGCCCCGTAGCTGCAATCAATCCGATAGACGGAATTGTTGTACAGCCCATTCAACGGGGCAAACGATTTGCGATAAAAATTGAGCGGTTCCAATACAGAATCCACGATTCCAACGATGGAACGAGCTTCTGCAATGCGTCCGCTTGTTTTGTTAGAGTAGACACGCACACGCAAGGAAACGGCGGCGTACTTGCTTCGGCTGGCAGAATCCCGATGAACCGGGAGATTGCTGTTTTCCTCTATCTGCACACATGGAAACTTTTTGACGTTGCTGTCATTGATTTCGCCAGTGACGAAGATACCAGGCACTTGCTTTCGCAGTTCCTTGGCAACAGCTGTAAAGATAGAATTGAAATAATCAATCAACTATTCCAAACCTCCCTCCACGTTGCTTCTACCTGAGAAGCCATTTCTTCAACAGCTCCCCACATAGCCATAGCTGGTTCGTTACCGCTGGTGTAATTCAACTGTCCCTTGCCGGGAACGGTATCCACATAGGTTCCGGCATTACCGGGGTCACCGTAGTAGTACCAACGTCTGCCAGCACCCTTGCCTTGACCATAGGAGCCATGCGCACCAACACCGGGCGACAGTTCACCGCCATATCCGTTGTGATGTGCACCGGTTCCAAACTCTATAAAGGCGACTGACTTGCCCTCTGCAATGATGGTGCAAATGTTTCCGTTCTGCTCAACACGACAAGAGACATCGTTGCTACCGGCATATTCTGCATTTGCAAAGCGAACTTTCGCTACATCAAGCCCTTTGTCAGCCAACGACTTTGCAAACTCCTGCGCCTTTTTGTTCAGGGCGGTCTTGTACTCCCGTATCTGACGTTCCGCATCACGAAGTCCGGCATCGCTCAACCTCACTTTAATTTTCACTTGCAGCCACCTCCTTCAGCGCATACAGCGTGTCCGTGATATGCTCTGCGACCTTGACCACAATGTAATTGAAGGGTTTTGAAATGTCCGTCTGAAACCAGACGTGCGTACCCTCATAAAGTGGAGTGTTGCGCTTTTTGCTGGACGAACTGACAACGTAGCTGTAATCCGTGAACGCCCCAAAAGGGCTTGCTTCAGCAGAACCAGTAGGCGGGCTGACATTCAGCATCAGCTTTGCGGGGTCGCTCCACGATTCGTATGCGGATTCGCCAGTCTCGTTTCCCCACTCGTCCACAACAGGCGTTTTCTCGCCAACTGGGTTTGAATACCACAGCGGGCGTTTATCCAGCGGACTACCATTAAACATCAGCCGATAACACCTACTCTCGGAACCACTTCGTTTAGCAGAGACTGCGCCACATCGGAGCTTTCCCACACACGAGTGATACCATTGTTGGTATAACTCGTCTGTCCGTTTGCGCCGATGTGGTTGTACAGTTCCGCTGCAATGCGTATCTGCAACGACTGATACTGTGAGGGCAGATCGTCCGGTCTGTTTCCGAATGGGTAGCCCTGCGCAAATATCTTGTCTTTGGCGAAATCAAGCAGCAGGTCGAAGAGTGGGTAGTCCTCGTCCGTGACTTCACGGTCAAGTGCAGGAGCAATGTACTGCCCCAGCTTGACTGCCGCTTCAGAATACTGGTCTCCCATGCTGCTTTCCTCCTTTTGCCTTAGTAAGCCTTGATGCAGTACACAGCGTCCATGCGTTCAAAGGACGGCAGGACGATTTCAGAGACGTAGATGTTGGTGTTGACAGGATGCACGGTCTGCTCGGTGGTAACAGCAACGCCAGTGTTCACAACGGAAACCTGTGCGTTGGAGATGCCAGCCATCAAGTCGGCTTCCTCAGGGGTGGCAACATAGTACATATTGCCAAGAGAGCCAGAAGGAGCCAGCACGACATAGCCATCGGGCAGATACTTCTCGGCAGCAGCGGTCTCTTCCGGCTTGAACATCTTGTCATACAGGTGGATGCGGATGCCGGATGCAGTTTCGACAACGGAACGTGCTTCGGAATCAACCAGCACAGCGGTGGCGGTCTTCATAACCGTCAGAAACCGGTTCTTGATTTCATCCGCAGCAATCATCTTGTGGAAAGTGTTGGTGTTCATGTAGGCATCGGTGATAATCTCACCAGTGTTTGCCAGCACGGTGTTTGCGGCAGTGGTCATCGTGGCGATGGGGGTTGCAGTGGTAGGAGCATCCCACTTCTCCTTGGTAGTCAGAGCCTTGTAATTGGACTGCTTCCAAGTGCCGTCAGGGTCGTAATCGTAGACGTAACTCACGCCGTTGGATTCGATGGAAATGCCGGGCTTGCCATCCTTGGGAGCCAGAAGCTGCCATACCATGCGCTCAGGAACGATACGAGCACCAGTGATAAGCTGTGCAGTATCATCGTAGACACGATTGATAACGTCTGCCGCAAACTCCTGATTGGTAGCCAGAACAGAGATAATCTTGCGGCGGTCTTCCTCGTCAATGTGAGTGCCCTCACGGAAGAACGGCATACTGGTCTCGGTCATCTTGATGCCCTGACGAGTACGGAACGTAGCCTTAGTGTCGAACACGCTAGGCTTCAGCGAAACGCCAACGCCCTTGTGACCACGCAGCCACTTCAGTTCCATGCTGACCTTCTTACGGGCAGGGAACAGAGCATCAGAAGCATAGGGCTGCGCATTGGTCGGGTCATTCGTCCAGTAGGCGGCAATCGCAGCAGGGGAGAAAATCTCATTCAGATTCAGTGCCATAATTTAGTCCTCCTTACTCGCTCTTTGCGCCAACATCGGTACGGCAGAAAACGGCGGGAACAGCCTTTTTCAGAGCGGCAATATCGTTTGCAGAATAGGTAAAGCCGGACAGCTTTGCCTTGTCCACATCAATAACGCCCTGAATCAGCAGTGCGCCATTGGGGTTGACGGCAGGGTCAACGGTGTGCAGCAGAATGCCAATGGCATCGGTAGCTGCGTCAGCAGTGCTGGTGCCAGTAGTGGCAGCAGCTTTCAGACCAGTCTTTGCCATGGGATAGCCAGCCGGAACGGCATTGGTCTCCTTGACGGTAAAGGGAATGGCAACGTAGGTATCAGCAGCCAGAATAGTGCTTTCAGGAGCCGATACCGGAGTATTGGTGTACTTCATGTTTTCCTCCTTAATGGAAAGCAGTCATTGCGTCACTCGATGCCTTGTTTGCGTCTGCACGCTCCTGTGCGAATCGTTTAGCAAAGGCAACACCTACGCTATCTGCGCTGTTACCATTGCCATCCGCACCCGGAGGTGTGGGCATATCCTTCAGCAGAGAAGCCTTGTATGCGGTGTCATGGGCGGTCATAAACTCCGACTGGAACTTAAACACCTTGTCCATGTCGCCGTCAGCCAGCGCAGATGCAGCCTTGCCAGCCAGTTCAGCGTCATAACCCTGTGCAACGAACTTCTCACGGTAAGATGCAAGGGTCTTTTCCTTGACGAGATTCTCTTTGTCGGCAGTCAGGGCTTCAATCTGCTTCTGCATTTCTGCCAGCTTGTCAGCCTGTTCCTGTGCGGCGTTCTCGTCATCGGTGCGCTTTGCTTTGAGCTGCTTCTTGTACTCGGCAGCTTCGCCATTGGCTTTCGTCACGGCGTTGCGCAGCTTCTCGACCTCTGCGTTAGGGTCTGCAACCTTTTCCAGCGCAGAAATGATTTCATCGGCGGTCATGCCTTCTTTGTAAGCATCACCAAGCAACACACTGAGTTTCATATCGTTAATTTCCTCCTGCGTTTTTTTACCGTTGCTTCCCTGCAACGCTGCGAAATTTGTATCCCGGCTTCCCTGCCGGAATATATCAGCCCGCTAATGCGGATTGATTTTTAGTCGATTCGTTCTCCTGCTGCGTTATAAACCGCTTCTGCGCTTGTGACATCAGGCGCAGAAAAATTTGTAGGGACAAGATAAACCGGCATTCCATAAAGCTTTGCAGCGTCAGCCTCCACAGTGCAGCCGTTATACAGCCACGCATTATCGCCGCAAATACCGATGAAATAATCAGCCTGCGAGAGGAGTTCGATGCTCTTGCCAAGATACCAAAGCCCTTCAGTTCTGCACTTAGGTGGTTTATCCTCGATATAGGTAGGGATAACCTCAAGGCTCTCACCGTACACTGCTTCGGCAATCTTGTGCAAACGGTCAAACGTCATCCGAATTTTTTCTTCCGACCGATTCTTCATCGGGCAAGAAATAAACAGCTTCTTCATTTTTGTCCTCCTTCCTTTGCATTAGCCTGTTCGCCAAACATTTTGCCGTTGTCGGCAATATGGTCAGTAGGCTGTTCCTGCGGCTTCGGTGCTTTCCCGTCCTCGCCCAGTTTGCCAGCGGCAATCAGGAAGGGCTTGCTCATCTCATAAGCAGCCTGCGGGTCGGGGAACAGACCGGGCGTGGTGAACGCCAACTGCGGGTCAATGCTCTGACTGAGCATCTGTGCAAAAATCTGAACCTTGCTCTGCTGGTTATCGTACTGACGGCGGGGCAACTTGATGTTGATGTCACTTGCCATCAGCTTAGAACCAGCCGTGTCACGCAGGATTTTCAGCATCACAGACAGGCTTTGGCGTTCCGAGAACTTGAACATATTCTCGTACTGCTGCGCCCTTGCTTCGGTGTGATTCCATCCGTTACGGACGATGACCGCGCCCACGTTGTCGGACGTTGCGTTCTCACTGCCAGTAGCACTAGGCATGGCAGTCAGGCTGCGGTACACGTTCAACATGGAATCAAGCAAGGTCTGGCTTTGCTGCTGGTCAAGTTCGTTTGCAATCTGCTTTACATCAGCGGCAAGACCAGCGGTAGACTTGATGGACATTGCGCCCATCTGCTTAACAGCATCCAGCGCTTCCTTGTCCACAAGACAGTTTACAAACACCAAGATGGACTGGATGAACTGTTCAACACCGTCCAGACGGTTGCTTTCAAGATTGTTGATGGCATCCAGAACAGGGATAGCCGGTTCAAACAGACCCATGCGCTCCGGGTTGAGCTTGTATTCGACCATCGGCAGCATTCCAAGAGAATGATTCTCCGATTTTGTAACCTTGCCGTTGTCGATTTCAAAGTACTGGTTTGGCGTGTACACGCAAATCAGGTCGTTCAGGTCATTCTGATAATTGCGTGGAATGTGCAGCACGTTTGCAATCGGCTTGTGACCGATGCCGGAGTTGTAAATCACATACGCCATGTCGGGGTCTGGAACGTCCACCAGCAGGGGTGTTTCGTCCGGGTAGTTTCCGCTGTACCCCTTGTCAGGAAGAACAATGCGGTATCCCTGTCCGCACTCCAACATCCACTGCCAGAGCCGCCGATCAAGCGCATCCTTGCCCTCATACTGCAAAGCGTTAGACAGCCGGGCGATTTCCTCGCCGTCACCTGTTGCCGTTTCAGACCGCACATAAGAGCACGGCGTACCGCTCATATACCCTGTGTAGAAGCCCACGCATTCATTGGCGTGGTTCTCCACAATGCGGTTCGTGATTTCAGCGTGGTATTCCTTCGTGCGATTGAGGACAGGTTGACTACCCAAATAGTAGTTGTGCAGAAAGCGAATCTCGTTCTTGTTCAGCAGATGAATAGGTTCTGCCTTGCCCATAACCACTTTCAGCACGTTCGCCTGATTGATTTCCGTCTCCGGCGTTTCAATCGGTCTGCGCCCGGTCAGCGGCTCATTCAAAAAGCCGCCAACAACCATCTGATACTCAGCCATGCGTTCCTCCTTTCCAGCAAAATAAAAAAGCGCAGCAAGACAAACCTGTTAAGGTCTATCTCACTGCGCCAAAACTGCGCTTCAAAAGCTATTTACTTTTCCGGTGGATGGATAATTTTTACCCATCCTTCCCTTGTGTCTCCTTCGATAACGCCCTTGCATCTGTCGCACTTGAAATGGTATCGTCCGTCTACTTCACCAAGATAGCGATTGCAGCGGACGTTCTTATAGATGGGATTCTGCCTGATACAAGGGCAACAGATTCTAACTAACATGAGCGCTCCTTTCGCTGAATTTCTGGAAACAGGCTGTTGAGCACAGACCTGTCAGAAGCTACTGGGAAACTGTTCGCACTTCCAGCCGTGCTAGGCTCTGACTTGTCGGGTGTCAAAAGCCGCGATTACCCCGACTGGAGCAAATCGCTGATGGACACAGAAGATGGATTTGAACCACCGACCTTCGGGCTATGAACCCGACGAGCTACAAGACTGCTCCACTCTGTGTCATGTACCCGGCTTGATTCATCGTTGCTCTTTGAAATGGTAAAATGTCACAAAACCCATTTCATCGAGAGCCGGGAATAACGATTGGAGGTTGTAAAAGGAAAATTTCCATGAAAACAGAAGTGAATCGTTGTGCTGCGTAACGGAATCGAACCGTTGCTTGCCAGCCGTGGGGGAGACGGGCTGACATTCCCAACCAACAGGAACCGCAACATATAAATCCGGCGAATGGAAAGAGTGAAAAGCATTCGCCGGTGAAAGGAGAAATATGCTCGTTGACACACAAGCGAGTAAAAATGACAAAACCTCGCTATGCCGGGCTATTCCTTAGAGGAAGCTGCAAAACTTCCTGTGTACATTATAAGCGTTGTCAAGTGGTAAAATCAAATAAATAGACCAAGCGAACACAATATATTGTGTTTTTAATCAAAATGGACGCTTGACAGGCTCGATTTTACTGATTCCGTTGTACAATTCATCGGCAAGCTGTGCCAGACTGTCCGGTGCATCATCGTGCGGGACTTTGCCAAGCTGCGTGAACATCGTCACTTGCTCCATGAATGCCTTGTACTCTTTCGACTGGTGCTTTTCATCAAGGAAATAGAACCGTTTGATGTCCGGCGCATACTGGATGATTCTGGACAGCTTGCTTTGACTGCTGGGCGCACGCTGGCTGCGTACAGAACAGTGGTATCCCTGCTGCCGGAGTTGACTGTCTACCACATCGCAATATTCATCACCGCCGTTGTTGGCTTCGCCACGCACCACATTGATTTTGTGCTGGATGATTTTGCCCACGACTTCCGGTCTTGTCACGGTCTTATCGCCGTTGTTGAACACAAGGTCAGGGATGAACACGGCATCGCCGTACACATAAGCGATAGGACAGGCGGTGAAGTCGCCGCCGCCCCATGCAATATCCATGACCATGAGCTTCCGATCAGGTTCACCGTCAGGCAGAACGCCGTTGAAATACCGCAATTCATCGGCGGGGAACAGCAAACCTTCACGCACATAAGGCTTGCCCATGTACTTTGCCCACCATGTTGCATCGTCAATACTGGCTTTCATGTCGGCATAGTAGGCATCGTCAAATCCCACGCCGTAGTCATAATTGAAATTGCTGTGTCCATTCTCGTCCACAGCGGGAATCACCCGGAATCGATACCTCGGGTTGTCTGCATACTGGCTTTGGATGCGCCCAAGAGGGTCAAGCACGTTCCAGCGTGTACCGACCATCAGCTCCAATGCACCTTGCTTTTTACGGTCTTTCAGCTGGTTTAGATAGGCATCGTACTTGTTGTTCAGGCGCTCAACATTCAAGCTTTCCTCCAAGTCCTCGATCAAGTCATCGCTGTACAGAACGCCGCCCTCGCCGATTTCAACAGCACCAGTCAACGTGCCGCCAATGGAGCGGCAAGTAAGGGTAGGAAAACGCTTTTTACGGTTCAGGTCAACGCTTTCGTCCTTTGCGCTTTTGTCAACAAGCTGAACGTCAGGGAAGATTTTGCCCCAGTTGTAGGTCACAGGGTCAGTGATGATAGACAGTACTTCGCCGTAGAAGCCATTGGTCAGCTTGTCAGAATGCCCGCTCATAACCGATGCAACGTCCGGGCGATTGCCCATAAGCCATGTGATGAAGAAAATGCACAGCGTACTCTTTCCAACGCGAGCGGGCAAACTGACCCCCAAGAAGTCTATCCGCTTATAGAACAAATCCTCTAGGTCGTCTGCCAGCACTTTCAGCACTCTGCGTCTGGGCTGATAGAATTTCTTCTCCGGCGCGCGATTCCATTCAAGGTAGATGCAATAGCTGTCAAACACATCCTTTGCTTCAAACAGGTACGTCCGGCTGATAATGTCATAGACTTTCGCCACGTCCTCGCCTGTTTTCATCTTTCCCATCATGGCTGCACAGATAGAGCGCAGCTCACCAGAGTACTTGTAGGCATCGAACCGCTTGTCTTGCGACAGAACGTCTCTCAGGTTCACGACCGCCTGAAACCAGTCCTCGTAGACCTGTGCTTCTGTCGGATTCTGCTTTGCATACGCTTTGATGCTGTCAATAATGGCAATGCACTGTTTTGGCTGCATAAAAAATAGGCCCCCCCTACCTGAAAATGTAAAGAGTGCCTACAACTGCACAAAAATCAAATATTCGGTTTTATTCTCCAGCTTTGAAATTGTAAATCGGCTTAATATGCTTTACAATATCAACGGTTGGAGAGATTGCGTTAATAATTTCCTGTGCTGGCTTATAAGCCATCGGGCATTCGTCCAACGTAGATTCATCGGCTGACGTAGTATAAATACCATTCATCTGCTTTTGATATTCTTCAACGCTGAATGCTCTTTTAGCCGCTGTTCTGCTATATAGTCTGCCAGCACCATGCGGAGCAGAGAAATTCCAATCAGGATTGCCCTTGCCAACACAGATAAGACTTCCGTCTCGCATATTAAGAGGAATGATTAGCTTCTCTCCCTTTCTAGCGGATACAGAGCCTTTTCGTATAATATCGTCCGTTTCATCAATATAGTTATGAACGGTTTCAAAGAAAGACGCATGGGTTAGCATGGAATTGATTCCAACGCCGTCTAAAATGGTATGCATGATTCTTGCTCTATTCATCTTTGCAAAAGCCTGACAAATCCGCATATCATTAAGGTAAGAATCACGTTCTTTGCCTTCAAGATAGCAAAGCTCATTCGGAATATTAGGGAACCGAACATCTAATTCTTTGATTTTTTGCGAGATTTCTTGTTCACGACCTTGCGCTTTCAGTTCCGCAATCACACGTTCCGTAGCTTCTTTTCTTTTGTTCTTTCCTTTGATATTTGAGATGGCTACGTTTTGATGGTACTCTGCAACTTGCTTTCCGAGATTTCGGCTTCCAGTATGAATAACGAGGTACTGATTTCCCTCTTCGTCCTCGTCCAGTTCGATAAAATGATTACCGCCGCCCAAAGTACCCATGCTGCGAAGAATCCAGTCAACATTATGTAGGCTATCTTTGCAGTCAAGTTGGTTAAGAAAAGCTCCCGACATTTTCTGCGATTCGTGAACATTCATTCCAGCCGGGACTCTCTCTCTGATTACTTTATCCAACTTTTCCGGGTCGATATGTTCAATTCCGAGTTCAGCAACAAGCATTCCGCAGCCAATGTCTACGCCAACAATATTCGGAATGACTTTCTTGCCCAAGTTTGCCGTAAACCCAATGACGCACCCAGAACCAGCATGAACATCTGGCATAATGCGAATCTTGCATCCGTCAACAAAGCTCTGATTGCAAAGCGTCAAAATCTGCTCAGTTGCCTTATCTTCAATATTGTCCGTGAACACTTTTGCAGAAGCATATTTTCCGCTAATCGCTTTCAATGTATCCTCCTTTCTCATTCGGTTTTATTCTAGGTTGCGAACAATGTCACCTGTTCTGTTCAGCAATCCGATACCATGTCTGGCGGGTCACGCCAAGCTGTTTTGCAGCGTCGGTGACGGTCATCAGACGTTTTTCCACCTGTTCATGTAGAACGTCAAAGAGGTTGCGGTCATACTCGGTGGGCTTGCGGCCTTCCCTGTAATCAGGGCGCTGACTGGCAATCTTTTTGCCCTCTTTGGTGCGCTCAACAATCATGTCACGTTCAAACTCTGCAAAGGCAAGCATAACAGTCCGAATGACTTTTCCAGTGGGGGAGTTATTCATAACCCCCATATTCAGGATGTTCACCGAAACGCCCTTATCAATGAATTGGTCTATCAGTTCAAGGCCATTCTTGGCAGAACGAGCAATACGGTCAAGTTTCGCCACGATCAGCGTGTCTCCCGGCTGGATTTCAGCCATCAGCTTGTCAAGTTCAGGTCGATGCAGCTTCGTGCCGGTGTAAACATCCGAAAAGATTTTCTGTGCGCCGTTGGCTTTCAAAAGTTCAGACTGGGCTTCAAGGCTGTTGCCGTCAAGTGCCTGTCCAGCGGAACTGACGCGAGCGTAACCGTAGATCATTCAGAATCACCGTCTCTTTCAAGAACTTTAACAACAAACTCATCCGACGCAACATCAGCACCAATAGGCTGAATCACGATTTGGTATTTCATTTCTTCCAAAAGCATCGCCATTGTGGAAATCTTCAAATCATCCGCATTAACACGGTTTGTCACATAAGAAGAAACTTCATATTTCATTTGCCTTGCAAGAGATGCAGAAGTATATCCTCTGATTTTCATAACGGAGCGAAGAATGTCCCCGGAATTGACTTTATTTTTGGTTGCACCGCCCTTTTTCTTCTCTGCCATTTTTACAGAACCTCTCTTTCAGCCCAATAATAACACATTCTTGTGTTAATGTCAACACCTTCTTATGTTTTTTTACTATAATTAAGCCTATTATTGGACTGTAAACTTTTTCGTTGCTTTACGCATTGTATATTCTTGTTAGAGCCTTACGAATTATCGAAAAATACGCTTCAGACAATTACCATTAAAGTAAACTAATTTGTTTACAAAAGCACTATTAAATAACGTAAATTTACGTTAGAATGCGTAAAAATCAGAAATATCTGATACAAATTATACAAATTGGGCTGTTGACAACTATATACCAAGCGTCTATAATCTAAGACAGCAGAACACATGATGAATCGACCAACAACGGCAGATTTATCCTTTGTGGCATAAAAAATAGGCCACCAGCACGACCGACCAAAGTAGCACTGACGACCTATTCCACCACAAAACAGAAGCTGCGCAACCAAGGGCGCAGTCTCGGTTTCTGTCAATTATTATAGCAGAAGCAGACCACTTCTGCAATAGAAAGGAGCAAAAAACATGAACTTTCCCACGACAACCGAAGAATTTCTGAAAACTCTCGCACACGGCAAAGAGCCGACCAGCGAAGACAGGGAGTACGCAGAAGCGCTGGGTAAACTGTCCGAACTGAACTACCGGGCAGGGTACGAAGCAGGAGCTGCCAAAAACAACAGCTAAATTTTGTGCAAATCTACAAACTTTTTGATTTTGTACAGATACCAGTACTACATTAAGCGTTTGCGTAATTGACAAACCACAACATATTGCATATACTGGTTGCACCCACATGAAGGGAGGTGAGTTTATGTACAGTCCTTATCTCGAACGGCACAATCACACGTTCACTGTTGCACTGACCGAACGGCAGTTCCAGTGGCTGAAAGCCTATTGTACCGAACACAAGGTCGCACAGGCCGCAGCCATCCGTGACACGTTCTTTGAAGTGCATCCCATCCCGGAGACCAATGAAAACGAAAAATGATACGCTCGCTCAGGTCGGCAAACTTTAGCGAACGTATCATCAAAATCACTGGAACAAGCTGTTCCAGCCTTATTATAGCAGGAATTGGCTTGTTCCGCAAGAACCATAGGAGTTTTTATGGAACAAAAGGTTAAATATGCTATCAATCTTATCAGCGAGAACGGACAGGTTGTCGTTTCCAGCCGCGAAGTAGCGGAGAACTTTGGAAAAGCCCATCGACACGTTTTAGACGCTATCGAGAGCATTTTGAAGGGTATGCCGAAAATTGGGCAGACCCCCATGTTCTACAAGACCGAGTACGTCCATGAGCAGAACGGCCAGAGCTACCCCATGTACCTGATGAACCGTGACGGCTTCACCTTGCTTGCTATGGGATTCACTGGCAAGGAAGCCCTTGAATGGAAACTCAAATACATTGATGCTTTCAATCAGATGGAGCAGAAACTCACCAATCCAGAGCCTGAATCCACGGAGATGCTATTGAGCCGCGCTCTGATTGCTGCCAACAGTGTTATAGACACGGAGCGCAAGAAGGTAAAGGCTCTGGAAGCGGAAAACGCCAAGATGAAGCCTGATTCCGACTACGCAAAGGCGATGCTGCTTTCAGATGAAAGCCTGACTACCACGCAGATTGCCATGAACTACGGCATGAGCGCACGAAAGCTGAACCAGATTCTTAGAGGGCTTGGCATCCAACATACTGTGAACAAACAGTGGATTCCTTACCAGAAGTATCTTGGCAACGGATATGTTGTCGGGCACCCGATCGAGCTGCCGAACGGCAAGACGAAAGAGGTCACCCGCTGGACGAGAGCCGGTCAGAAGTTCATTTATAGCAAGCTTAAAGAAGCGGGCTATCTGCCTGTTGGTGAGCAAATCAGAATGGAGACGTGCTGATGGACTACTCGGAAGAAATGTTTCGGCTACAAGCTGAGAATGAAGAGCACAAAGCCGTTTTAGAAAAAAGCCATGAAATCCTTAATCAGACATTAGAAATCATCATGCCAGAGGATAAGCGGTCAAGAGAAGTTGTAAGTGTAGCACTAGCAACGTCCGTACAACATTTTTGCGAGGACAGCTATTCAATGGGATACAATGATTGTTTACTCGACATTCTCAGGGAAAATGAAGAAGTCAGCGCTCCTATCATGTTTCCAACACTTAAATCGTAAATAGCCCATAAGAAAAGCCAGTGGTTAGAGAACATCTAGCCGCTGGCTTTTTATGTTTAATAGATTTTTACCGTTTTCCCATCTCTGGTATAGCTTTCAAGTTCACAGCTATAAAAGCTCATTTTTGAATATTCACCAACAAAAGTGATTTCATCGCCGGTATTGATTTTCATAATAGCATCTTTTTGGTCTTTGGAGAAAGACGCGAAGAAATAGACCGTTGTGTTCCCGACTTGTCTGACAAGAGTGACTGTTGTACCTCCAAAGAGATTTCCTAATCCGCTGTCGGTCAATCCGTTTACAGTGCCGGTTACACGGTATCTCTTATTCCCGTATGTTTCCTCCGCTCTTACCTCATTCGACTTATATTCCTTATAGACAGCATTAAAATCGATAGCGGTAACAGCCTGCTCGGAAGCAGAGAAACTAGACTTTTTAGGCTTAGAAGAGGACTTGCTACTTGCCGACTGCTTTTCGGATTCTGCTCTAATAGCGGCGTTCCGCTCTTCTTCCTTCTTCTTTTCAGATGGAGATTGTTCCTTTGATGCCGATTCCTCTTTCTTGGAACTGGCCACCTCTGCCGCTAAACGCTCACTTTCCGCTTTTATAGCTGCGTTGCGTTCCTCTTCTGCCTTTTTAGAATCTGATGCTGCTTTGCTTTCTGCTTCTTCTGCAAGGCGTTTGGATTCCGCATCCCTGCTGGCTGCTGCTTCACTCTCGGCTTGCTTTTGCCGTTCTGCTTCGGCTTTGCTGCTCGCCGCTGCTGCCGATGATGCAGCCTTTTCAATTTCTCTGGCTTCTGATTCTGCTGCTCTTTGAGCTGCTGCCGTCTTATCGTATGGGAGCATCATTCCAACAATAAACAGCACGAAAACGGCTATCAATACGAGCAAATCTTTCTTGCAATGATACTTTTCGTGTTTGATGGCAGCTTTTAAGAATCCCCATGCCACTTTTACGATATAGCAAAAGCAGATGAGCATGAAAGCGATGCCGATATTTCGTGCATCCCTTTGAGATGCAGCATAGCATACACCAAAGCCAATGTATGCCGCTATCATCCAATACCATGTTTTCTTGTTTGGCTTTCCTCTGATTGCATTGATAGCACAGCAAAAGCTAAGAACAAATCCAGCAAGCATAAGAATGACGCTTATATTATCCATTTGAGATTCCCCTTTCCTTCGGTCAAGTATACCACATCTAAGACCTCGAAAGGGGTCTTTTTGTATTTTTTGGAATTTTTGGAGACTTGCACAATCGGATGGGTTTCGTTTTGTGAGGATGGGGTGTGTCTTTTTTATTTTTTCGGTGGTGACGGGACTGACCGGGCGGGGCTGGGCGGCGGCTGTATACCCCGCCGGTGACCTCCTGCCAGCCCCAGCGCACCAGGACGGTCTGCACATCACAGGCAGCAGGGCAAACCATGCCAGAACCAGGGCAGACCATGCAAGGCATGGCACACACGCCCGGACGCTGGACGCGCTGCACCGGTCTGCACTCGATACCAAACAGGCCGTGCCGGGTAGATCGTAACGGCGGCGGGGTGCTGGGTGTGTCCGAAACTGTGCAGATTTGGACGCACTCAAACATGAACGATTTTCAACACAAGAATGTGTGCAAAACCATTGACATGAACACAAGAACGTGTTACTATATAGACAACACAAGAACGTGTTACACCACCACAAAACAGGAGGACAAAAACCATGAAAACCACATTGAAAGATATTCGCCGTTATGTTACCACCAACGCTGCAACCGACTTGACCAAAAAGCGGTTCGCAGAGATTGATGCAATCCGCGTTGAAGAATGCGGGTTTGAGTGCATCGCATACAGCACTGGTATTTACGGCGTTACTGGCGTACTGGTTAAGGGCAACACCACCGGCAAACTGTATGCCGTCACCGCCCGCACGTCTGCACTGTTCCAGGTTATGTAATAGGAGGTGCAAGCAATGATCACTCTTGACTTTTCCCAGTGGGCTGCAATCTGGTACATTGGCGGCATGGTCAGCGGGGCGCTGGTTATGATTGCATTTCTCAACAGCTAAGGAGGGCTAAAAAATGACGTTATTCGAAGAAAAGGTGAACGAGTACAGGGAAAACAAGCGGCTTTTGGAAGAGCTAGAAGCAATGAACGAAAGCATTAAAGCTGATATTATCTGCATGATGCAGGGCGCGCCGGAGATGGCGCAAGGCACCGCAAAAGCCATTTACAAGGACGTTCAGAGCGTCCGGTTAGATAGCAAGCTACTCAAGACGCTGCACCCGGATATTTACGCAGAGTGCAGCACCCGCACAAGCTACAAGCGGTTCAGCGTGGTATAAGGGGGGTTATAACATGATCGACGAAAAAAGATTTAGCTGTGCACTTGCTGCACTCGATAAAGCCGGACAGCACCAAAAAACGGCAAAAGATAAAGCATATTATGACGGTATGCTGACCATGTTGCGTATAATTGTTTCTAACGGCTGGCAAGATGACGTTTTTGTGCGCCGGAGTGACAGCGGATCGCATTACATTTTCGACAAAACAGCCGAAGGGCGTATTTAATGGGAGGCGCTGCACATGATATTTTCTTGTATCCTGTTTTTCTTCTGGTTTTTTTCTGCACTGTTTAAGGCGTCCAAATAAGGACGCCGGAACACACTTATATAATATGGAGGGTTACGCAATGGCTAACGCTAATAAGGGATATGACATCAATACAGGGCTGTATACGTCCCGTTACTATGCCCGCAAGGCCGCAACCGGCGCGGAGGTTGTCGTTAAGGTCTGCGACGGTTATACCATCATGCCGGCAGCCGATTATAACGTCTGGCGCAATCAGCGTTGACACAATTTAAGATTCAACCCCGCTTCGGCGGGGCTTTTCTTTTGCCTTGCATCTTCTGAGGGTGCAGGGCTTTTATTTTGCCCTGTTGCAATGCAGCCACATACAAGCGTTTCCAGCGGCATTTCTGCCGTCAATGCAATTATACAGTCACAACGCTAAAACCGTTTACAGGGCTTTACAGCGGCTTTTCCATTGATTTGACCCGTTCCAGCGCACACAATACAGCAATCACACAAGACGACTATGCACCGTCTGCGCCACGCTGGAGGGCATCACAGCGCCGTAGCACATCCAGCATATACCAGACACCGCCACGCCGGACGCTGCACAGGTCAGCACAGCCGCCCTATTATAATAATGTATATAAGAGCGCAGCAGTGCGCCCCTGTTATAGATCCATGCCCAGCGGGGCAGCATAGCGCAGGCCATGCCAGCCCGGCGGGGTCAGCGCCTACCATCTGCGGATCTGCTGGCAAGTGCTGACACGCTGCCGGCAGTACAGACCCGACGCGCCTGCTGAGGGGGGGGGGTCAGCGTTTCCACCTGTACAGGGTCAGCCCGGCACCCTCCATCAGGCGGGGCAGTCTAGCAACGGGGCGCGGCTGGCGGCGCGGAACCACTGGCGGCTTGTCGCCGCTTCTCTTTTCGGGCTTTCGCCCGATAGCCAATAGAGGTCAGCAATAGTCGTAGCGTTCCAGCTGGAATAGTCGTAATTTCTCCCGGCGGATAGTCGTAGAATAGTCGTAAAGTCGTCAGATGACAAGCATTTGAAAGTCCTATATATAGTATCGTAACGAGCTGTTCGCTGATAGTCGCAGAGTAATAGTCGCAGTGTTTTCTTGCGAATCTTCGTCAAATAGTCGTGTATTTTTTGTGAGAGATAGTCGTTTGCCTTTTTAGAGAAAGAGAGGCGCGATAGTCGCTAAGTCATCCGACAGCATAAAATTCATAATATATTGCATATATTCACTCATTTATTCACTCGCTAGCCAGACCAAATTCGTATGCCAACCGTACTTATTATAATATACGCTTATATATCATAGTAACTATCTAGGGATTATTCTGCTGGAATAGTCGTATCATCCGATTCGGTCTGTTCCTGCTCGATTTAATTCCCAGTAACATACTATGGTATATCATTCAATTCATAGCATTCTGCTAGGAATAGTCAACGCAACATTTGTACATATCCAACCGCCTACAAAATGAAGTCAATTCTCCATGTGAAATAGCCGTAGACTATCCACCAGTCCGAACCTCACGTCAGTTCTCGCTTACGGTCTGCTCTGCTGGCTAACGGTGCAGCTTTTGGAGATAGAGGGTTATAGGGGGGAAAGAGCCAGTTTACAATTTCGCATAACTGTTATTTATTCACTTTTGAACTATCATGGCACACCCGGCTCCGTCAACGCGCGCGCTCGCGCATATAACGCCCGCGGACGCGCTAAGCACACGGGGAGGGAAAGGGGGAGCACGGAAGATGTTAGGGGGATTATAGGGGGTAATAGGGGTTGTAGGGGAAAGAGGGGGACAAAAGGGGGGAAGAGGAAACAAGGGGGAAAGGGGACAAAAATTTGAAAGCCATTTCCGAAAGTGATTGTCGAAGCGTTTTTTCGTCTCACACATCTTGCTTTCGTCTCAATCAGCCCTGCGATTAGACGATTCTTTCTCAAATTCAGACCTTGCCGTTTCATCCTTATAAATAACAAGAGAAAAAAGCACGGAATAGTCGCAGAGGGTAGTTTTACCACCTGACACCATTCCATGCTTTCCGATACAGTAGTTTTGTAGCCGCGCGAGCTAAGATTAGATATTCTTGGCTTTCTTGGCCTCTCTTGCCTTACGCAGGCTCTCTGCCAATGCTTCACGCTGCTCTTCGCTGATCTCACGAGTGACAGGCGGCCGGAACTTCACAAGACGTTTCGGCATCGAATAGGTCTTGGATTCCTTGCACCGCTTAGCAGACAGCTCCGCCATAAACTTGTATGTGTCGGGGAACTGCTCACAGAGCTTGTCCAGCTTGCGAATATAAACCGGGTCTGCCGTGTAGATTTCTGCGGTATCTTCCGCTGCGTTGAAGTTGATGATAGTCTCACGTTCGATGTTGGTAAGTGCCATAGTTGTTTTCCTCCTGTATTTTGTGTAGTGAAAAATATTTATGGGGTTCAGACGGTAACTTTATTGCCTAGACACTGTTATCTATTTTTCTTGCCTATTCTACTGTGACGATACGAGCGCAGAAGCGATGCTAGGCTACTATCGCTCAATCGCTTCGTATGTTTTCTCGAAAATGTCAGGTTTACACGGGTAGATTTCGCCATTTACGCCACGAATGATATAATCGCCAGTCCTTGCAATCATAGTCCCTTCAAGCGTTTTAATCTCGCACCACGCAGGGTCATCGTGAAACTTTCCGAAGTCATGCGTGATAATATCATTGCTACTTACTGCATCCCAGAACCAATCTTCTCCAACAAGGCCTCGTGCATTTAGTTTGAATGCTTCGATAACAACTGGCTTCTTTCGATATTTCATAGTCGTTCTCCTTTCAGTCCATCCAAGTATACTCTTGGAACCGTTGAATCTGCTTGTTAAACGTGATGGGAAGGTCGCCTATCTCGCCTTCCTTGTTCTTGCTCAGCCGGAACAGGTACTTGTCGGGGTTATCGCCGGACAGAAGGATGATTGCATCTGCGTCCTGTTCAATCTGCCCGCTCTCTCGCAAGTCGGAGTTAGTAGGCGTTGCTCCGGGCTTGGATGGGTTTCGATTGAGCTGCGCCAGTGCCACCACGACAATGCCTGTGGTCTGTGCCAGTTCGTGCAGGGCAATGGATATAGCTGTAATTGCGGCATATCTGTCCTTTGCGCCTGTTTCGTGGATGAGTTGAAGATAGTCTACGAAGATGACCTGCGCCTTTTTACGAAGCGCCTGAGCCTTCATCCACGCCACGTTCTTCCCGGCAGCGGAGCGGATATATAAGGGCATTTTCATGTTCTTTGCCTGTCCGTCAATCTCATTCAAGCTGACCGCCTTATTTTTCACCGTGTCCAGAGGGCAGTATATTTGATTAGCCATCAGACGTGCGCCAAGCTTGCGTTTGCTGGTTTCCAAGCTGAAATAGTACACGGTGTAGTCCTGCTTTGCCATGCTTGCTGCTATTTGCAAGGACAGGGCTGTCTTGCCCGCAGATGGTCTGCCGCCGATGATGATGAAATCGCCCGGTGAGATGTGCAGCGCTTCATCCAGACGCTCTAGGCCTGTCTTGATATACACAGGCTTCTCGTCCATGTGAAGCACATAGTCGTTCAGCACATCCTCGTATGTCCACGCATCTTCTTCCTCAGCTTTCAGGCTCATCGCCTCGCCCATCTGCTGGTAAATGTCTGATAGATCAGAATAGTCGGTAAGCTCGCTGGTCATCTGGAATGCCAGACCTTGCACACGAGTGAGTGCAGCCTGTTCTCTGATAAGCTGTGCCCAACGCTGCATCTGCTCCTTGTCAATTCGCACACACTCTGATTCACAGGTTTGTACACACGCCAAGAGCGTCTGCGCTACGTCTGGATGCTGCGTGTTTATCTCGACTATATCTATCTTACCCCTGGCCGTCCAATAGCCCTGAACAGCCGCAAAAGCGTCTCTCAGCTCAGGTCTGAACAAGTCAAGTTCAAGGTCTGGTATGATTTCATCCACAACGCCCGGCTTGCAGAGCATCAGCGCACCGATAAATACCGTTTGAACGTCCATTGTCATAGTCTAGGAAACTCCATCTCCGCACTTTGCTCGTACTGGTCATCCTGTTTCAATGCGTAAATGTCCTGCCATCCGGCATAAATGCTCTGGTCGAGAATGGCTTTCCAGTCATGCCGATCAAACTTTTCCAGCTTGTTGCAGAGCATCTGCTTTGCCCGGTCTGTCATAGGCTTTTTGATTCTTGTACGCATCTGTGCGAACTCTCGCAGGGATTCCAGCAGGACTTTATCGCCATGAGCAAAGTCGGAGAAGATGTCAGGTTTCTTTTTGACTGCACTCTCCGGCAGTGTCTTGACGTTCATCTGACTGTCAGTTGATACAATGGGCTCATTCTCATCTGACTTTGAACTCATAGATGAGCTGACTTTCATCTCATTTATGACATGAGGATGAGATGACTTTCGTGTAGACCATCCTTTTGACGCAATATCGCTTCTTTTCCGCTCTTTATCGAGCATATGTTTAATCAAAATGAAACAAGATTCTGCTTTTTTTGAGTTCAAAGTTGCGTCTTTTTCTTCAAAAACGTATGCACAGATTGCATCGTAGAGTTCCAACTTATCTTTACTTTTGAGTGTGGAGATGGCTTCAAAGTAGTATCGTTGAAATGTAAAGCTGTCTCGTTTTTTGTCCATGCTCAATCCTCTTTGTAGCGTTTGTTCCATGCTTCGATGGCTTTTTCCTTGCCAAATGTTACAGAAGTGCTCACCCCGCATTTTCCGCAGACTACCCAATTAGCCATGTTAATGTCAAGTGGATGAAGCACTTTTACAGTCGGCGGTTCCGCACCGCAGAACGGACATCTCTTGAGTTCTGTCATTTTCTAAATCCCTCTCTCGTTCTCGTGATTCGCTTATGCGCCTTGACAGGCCTTTCGCCTTTACCGTACGCTGGGCGAATATGTTTTGCCTTGATGTACCCACAAGGTGGCTTCGGCCCGAAGTCGAAAAGGCTCAAGTCCATAATGATGATTCCAAACTTCTTGTTCGTCATGCTTACTGCTCCTTACGCATACCATTTCGGTGCTTCGTCAAAGATTTCCACGCCTTCTGTAAATCCAAGCCTATCTAAGGTTTCGCACATAATGCCATCCATCACGCCATGCACAAGCTCCTCATCATCTCCGTATACTCTGTACGCTTCTCGCATGGCAGCCGTAAACGAGTCAATCATATCTTTCGTAATAACGATATTGTTCTCCATAAGCCCTCCTATACCATCGGAAACGCCATCCAATGCGTCACCGTCACATCTTTCGGCAGTCTCTCGCCTATCTCGTCCCAGAACTGACCATCTGCGTAACAGCCAAGAAAGTACGCTGTTGGCGAGATTCCTTGCAACATTTTTCCATTTTTATCACGCCACGTTGTCTTAGTCGCAAGCAACAAAGGTTGTGTTCTCTCTCGTGGTGGTTCGCTTGCTGGATGCCAAAGTGTGTTAGCCATTATCCGATACCCCGCTTACGGATTGTAGGTGAGAACGAAGTTTTGTAACTGCTGCGGCAAGATGTTAATTTCGTAATGATACTTGTCCACGTCAGAACCGCTCAAATCCTCCACAATGTACATTGTGTACTCGTTAAGATAGACGTAATGCTTTTTGTATGTGCCATCGGGCAATTCAATAGTCACCACAAGTTCATTGTTGCTGTTATTGGAAATGTCCATGTTCCCGATTATTTCAAGCATCGGCGTATCAGTTCTTGCATTAACAACAGACAATCTGCGAGTGACGTTGAAATTCTTTGCCTGCTACGAAATATTGTGATTCACACGAGATGCTTCTGTGCATCCGCACAATGCGATAGATGCCGCCAATGCTACAGATAAAATTGCTTTCTTCATTGTTCTTTTCTCCCTTCAATCTCCGTCCCATACGCCGTCAGGACGCATCTTTGCAAATGCCAGCAGACCGTACAAGGCGCGTTTTGCGTTACCCTCTGTGGCGTTCCAGTAGTCGCTGTCGTCCACATCGTCACCTAATGCAGAAATAGCCTTTTCAAGCATCGGAATGCTCTCTGCGCCTGTTTTGCCATAGATGGAGCGGATGCCCTTGCCACCCAACACATCATCACGACGAAAGTGCTTTCCATAATTATAGGTGATATTAAGCCACAGTTCCTTTGTTCCTCCAATGGAACGAGTACCGCCAGCAACAAAGTGCGTATCATCCACTTCAAGCGTTTCATGCGTTACAGGGTCGCACAGTGAAATATCATAGCTCATTTTCTCTTTTCTCCCATTCTTTGCACACATCTTCCGGGTCTGTAAAATCAGCTCTGCGCTCTGACAGACCGTTGTAGCAGACCCAAGAGAAGCTATCGTGCCATTTACAGGTGGAGCAGGACTTGTCCACGGTACGGCAGAGAAACTTTCCTTTACCATCCAACAGAACACCATTGCCGAGCCTCATCCCATCACTCCTATTTTCCAGTTCAAGCCTGCGCTTCCTGATCTTCTCTCCTGCTGTCATTTTTATACTCCTGCCTTGTACATCGCATATAATGTCGCAAACCCAATCAAATAAACTATGATGTGGATGATTGCATCTGCAAAAACCTTTTTATTTCCATCAGGAATTTCGTTCAAAAATATATCCCATATTAAAATTTTTTCAATGAGATATGCTACTCCACATATAAATGTTCCGACTAAAAAAGATGCAAAAACCACAATCAGTCCGTTTACAATGTTATTCATTATCTTTTCTCTCCCATTCTTTGCATCCGCGTTCATCCCACACGAAGTCTGCAACGTGTTCTGACTGGTCGTTCACGCACACGCCCTCCGGCTTTGCGTACCATTTGCAAGAGCCACAGGACGGCTCGGATTTGTTCTTGCAGGATTCTGCTGTGCAGCGAATAGCCTTACCAGCAGAGAACTGCTTGATGCCCATGCAAGAGCAATGTTCGGTGGTGCAGTAGAAGTTCATTCCTCTATCTCCTTCCACCCTATAAACTCGCATACACCAATAGTGTTATTGGCGCAACGATGAATGAGGATTTTATCGCTTATTTTGAATTTGGCGATAAACCCAATTTTTCTTTCTTCCATTTCGTTTTCAAACATCTAATCAACAACGTCTTTGTCGATTCTGACATCGCCTTCGTCCGTCATAGTCGCAAAGCACTGTTTGCATCTGTAAAGAGCACACTTTTTCATTATATCTGCCCTCTATTTCTCCTTCTGTTGGCATTGAACCGTCCGATCACTCGCTTATACTCTGCATAGCACTCCGGGCATAGGTCGCCTGTGTCCCTGCGCCATCCCCAGTCTTTGAAGTATTCGTCAGGGTTCATCATCCTGCAGCCCAGAACTGCTCCGCAGCGGTCGCATACTCGCTTGTGGTAAATTCCTCTGTCAGTCTGCATTAGTCTCTCCTTGGTGTTAATCGACTTTCGTTACAACGGTATCTGCTCCATTGACAGTGACCCATCCGTGCTTCAGTCTGGCTTCAGCTTCTTTCATCTGAATCAGTTCCGGTGTGATAGATTCGGACACAATACGGTTTGATTCAGCTTCTGCTTGAGCTTCGATCACTTTCACATCGGCTTCCGTCTGAGCTTTCACCTTGTCCGTCTCAGCCTGTGCAAGAGCGGTCTGCTTGTTTAGTTCAGCAATCTCAGCGTCCTGTTTTGCTTGTTCTTTTGCTCTAATCTTTTCGGTGAGGGTGTCATCCAACTCTACGTCAATCACGAGGGCGCTTGAAACGTTGATTCCGTATTCATTGGTAAGTTTTTCATTCAAATAGTTTGTGATTGCATTGTTTACTTCCGTTTTCTTTTCGGAGTAAATGTCCATTACAGAAAACTGCGGCGTAACTTCCTTGACGTAGGCGATAATGCTGTTCTGAATACGGCTTTCCACAAGCGTTTCGCCATCCATCCCATTAAAACGGCTGTAAAGTTCAACAACACGGTCTGGAATGAAGTTATAATTTACGGTAAGGTTTACTCCAACCATTCCACCGCTTGCGGGGGCATCAATGTGCCAGTCCGCGTGTTCTTTTGCGTTATAATCTGCTGGGTCGTCCGAAAAAATAAGTTGCTGCTGGCTGATAGGAAACTTGCTAACGTGTTTCATCGGTGAAAGGAAATGCCAACCCTGTGACAAGGTGTTCTGCTCAACGCCCCGTGCCGAATAAACAACTCCAACATAACCAACAGGCACTCTCTCCAAACACAGCAAAAGAACCACTGCAACAAAAAATGCTGCTGCCACAGAAGAAATAATAGTTGCTACTTTTTTCATATTTTACTCCTTATCGTTAAAATTGTTGATAATCAAAAAAGCTACCGCCCAAGATAATAAGAAGAAAGTTATGAGTTCTTTCATTCTTCCGCTACCTCTCTGTACTCCACTTCAATCTCCTTCGGCAAAGCCGTCTGGTACTTCTGGGCGAGCTGTTCTGCGCTCTGGGCATCGCCCAACGGCTGTTCAGGCGGTGCAACGGTGACTTCCACGTTGTCACGCATACCAAAGTAGTTCTTGGCTCGGAAAATCCACTCTGCCGGGTTCTCCTGGCCATACATACCGTTGTACGCCCACATGGACTGCATTTGCAGAATCAGCTTGAGAATGTACTTCTGCTGCAAGCTGTCGTCACGGCGTTTGCCTGTCATAATCTGTCTCAGGCTAGGCCATTCGATGCCTAACACCAGTGCAATCCATTCCACCACAGGGGAGATTCTGGCTTCGATGCAAGCGTCAAAAAAGAAGTCAAGGCGTTGCTGCACTTCAATGGGGTTGTTCATGTCCACGCTCGGAAGGTCTCCAAAATACTTGGCTGCAATCATGCCGATGACCTTCTTGTCCTCTTCATCGCCGATTCTCGACTGCAAATCCCCTGTGCTTAGCATCTTAGACCTCGTGATCGCTAACTCCTGTTGTTCTTTCACCTTTTTACTCACCTGCGATCGGATAGATTTCCGCTTGTTAAGCATCTGTTGTTTCTTCTTCTCACGCTCTTTCTCACGCTTCGCAGCGGCTTCTTCTTTCGCTTTTTGCGCCCGCTTCTCACGCTTTTTCTTTTCAGCTTCGGTCAGCGGCGGTCTGCCACGACCACGCTTCGGAGGTGTTGCCATGTATCAGACCTCCTTTGGCGGTTCAGGAAGCGGCATCCAATGGGTGACGGTGTATGGAATTCCGCTACCGACTTCTGCCCAATTTTTGTAAAAGTCCTTAAAGCCAAAAATCATATCGCCGTTATCGCAAAATGCAAGAACTGGAGTATGATGTTTTGGTTTCCTATCCTTGACGCTAATCCATTTGTCAGGGAAACCGTTCTCGCTATAAGAAACCGTTTCAAAATAGTGTGTAGCCATCCCAAGTTCTTGCTCAATATCGTCAAGGATGCTCTTGTCATCCTCGTCCGCTTCAGTTTCGAGAACAAGGTAAATTCGTTTTTTCATGCTCTCACCCCTTCATCTTCATTCCGATTATGCCCAGCTTCTGCGAAATTATCCAGACTACACAGCGGCAGTCCCACTTATTCCACCAAGCGCACTTTTCTTTCTCACAGACGCACCGACCAAGCGGGTTGCTAGTCATCTTCATCGGGCAGTAAAGTTCGTTATCCATTGGTTATTCTCCGTTCATCTTATAACATTTGCTGTCGTTATCGTTTAATCCCAAACACCAAGCTAACTCGGAAGCAATTTTCTGATAAATGCCTTTGGCGTTAAGCTCAGTTTCGAATTTCGCACAGCCGCTATAAAGACCATACAGAAAAGCCAGCCTTTCACGCCCTACCATGTTGATATCCTGAATCATCATTTCCACCCCATCGCAACAGCCGTACAAACGGCCAGACACACGTTGACGAACAGCCAGACAAGCATTGCCTGCCGTTCCTCAAACAGGCTGTTCGCCATGTTCATGATTGTCCGTTCGGACTGAACTACTGCTGCCAGCAGGACTAAGCAGACCAGCCAGCTGGATACAAATTCAAGCATCATCGTTACCCCCTGTGCATAATTTCAAATGTTATCATGTGAATTTTTCCTCCACAAAACGGGCAAAACCGTTCTTCTTGAAATTCCTTCTTTAGTCCTCCATCTTCTTGCCACACACCGGGCAGTCTTCGTACTTATTCATCCAACTGCTCCTTTGCTTCAAGGCGAGATAGCCAGCGGACTTCCTTTTCGTACTGCATTTTCCGCATCCGATCAAAGGCTGCATCGTCAATGTCCAACGCAATAATGCAGTTCACAACGTCTGCGTACTCTTCTTCAAATGCGCTCCGGCACTCCTCAACACTCTTCGGTGTCGGGTTCGTACCATCCAGCGCACGGCGCAACTTCAACGCAGCCTGTGCCAGTTCGGACGCTTCTTCTGCCAACTGCGCCAAGATTTCGGTCTGGGGCAGAATGTCTGAAATTTTCTTACTCACTTCTGTTCTCCTTTCAGCCAGTCGTTCAGTTTTTCCATGCAAGAGGGGCAAAGAGCAATAGGCTCCATATCACTTTCCTTGTACCAGTCAAGAGGAACATAGCTGTGGTCAATCACAACCTTCTGCACTGCGTTTCCGCAGCCTTTCCATTGCTCGCTCGTCTCGGATGCTCCGATTGTCATGGTATTGTCGTACCATACAAACGTATTGCCACATCTATCGCATTTCATTGTCATGCTTGGCTTTCCTCCAATCTCTTTAGTAGCCCATCAACGTCATACCGCCAATGGACGCGCAGCCTTTTTGCTTTGACCTCTATCCCCTCTTGCTCTGCCCACTGCCAAGGGATGCTCTTTCGGCTCTCGTTGTAACGGAACGCCAAAACCTTGCTGGCAGGGATTGCAAAGGTGCGGTTGACCGCCCGATAGTTGACTATCACATGGGCGGTCTGACCGCCGTACCTCATTGCTTCCACCATGTCAGTGATGTGCTTTTCCTTGCGGTATTTGCACTTTGCCTTGTCGTACTTGCCGAACACTTTTTCCAGAGGGATAGAGGGCGTTTCAATGGTTTTCAGCTCAAATAGGTGGTTCATCGGGTAACGGTACACAAGGAAGTCGCAGATGTTGTCGATGGAGAAGGACAAGTTCTCGTTGCCGCCGTAGTAGGTGGCAGCACTGTCCTTCAGGCGGTAGCACCACGCATCGGATGGAACGGATGCTTTGAAGTCTGCTTCAAACTGTTTCCCGGTGTTCATTCGTTGTCTCCCGGAATTTTAGGAATTAGCATCCAGAACTTGACTGGGTTTTTATTGTCAATCCACTTTCCGTTTACAAACTTCCTTTTCCCAATCAGATTTTCCCAGATCAAAGAATTGTAAACAGCAAGATAAATTCCATCTTCTTTCGGTTGTTTGTCTTTTACATTTGTCCACGCAATTGATGGAGCGTTTTCAAGCTGTTCGGCAAGTGCCAAAACAAGGTCAGAAGCGGCGTCAAGGGCAACACCTTTATTGTATTCAGAGTAAATTCCGCTGTTCATAAGCGCTTTAGCTTTGGCTTTTTTACTGTTCCCGGTTTCTTTCCACTCTTCAATAATCGGCTCTACGTCAACAAGTCTCATCCTCGTTCACCTCTAAATTCACTTCCGAGATACCGCTTCTTACCACGCTCCCGGTGCTTATCCTCGTAGTCACGGTGGTATACGCTCTGGCTGTGGTTCAGCTCATACACGAATGCCTTGCGCTCCTCGAAGTCTTTCTTCTCTGCCTTGTACTTCTCGCAAGTGTCGTGGCAAGCTGTGCAGCGTGATGTGCAGTTGAGACAACAGGTAATCATTCTTCGCCGAACCTCCTTTTTGTAACGGCAATGGGAAACTCATCGATTTCGGAAGCCCATCGTGCCGTGCCGTTTCCATAGGTCTTTTGCCAGACAAGTGGGAAGCCGCCTATACCATCGAACAGACTTCCTAGCGTGGCATTTTCGCCCAGATAAAGTTTCATCTTCTGTGCAATCCAGAACCATTGTGGCAAAGCGATGGAGTTGCCCAGAGCCTTGTATCGTGGGCTGTCAGCGTACTTGTGTTTCTTGCCTTTGGTGTCTATCCACTCGCCGATGTCTGTCCACCCGTCTGGGTATCCTTGTAGGCGTTCGCATTCAACAGGTGTCAGACGGCGCACAATCCAACGGATGGTTTTCTCTGCAATCAGGCACTCGCTGCCATTGCCGATGTTTCCTGCTTTTGCTTTCAAGGTTGCGCATTTTTCGCTTTCTTTGTAGTGACTGAAAGATTGTTCGTTAAAGGTATAGCGCTCAATCGCAATAGCCGTATAATCTGTGATTCTGTTTTCGTGGTCGCCGGTGATTGTCGGCGCGATTTTGCCATCGCCGTTTCCACGAGCATCATAAACAACAGGCTGAAACAATGTCTGATCTTGGAGTGTTGAAAGCGTTGCACTTTTTTCGGTTTGTACCAGCGCGCCTTTACCACCACCGGCGCATCCACTACGGATTTTCAGGGTGTAGGAATTGCCCCCCCTATCACGTCCATAAGGGCTTGTCGGAGAACGCCCGGAAGCGGTTTCCCACGCCGTGACGCTCTCGTCAGGATTCCCTGACACGCCCTTGCGCTCAAACAGTATTTCTGCGGCACGTTGACCTCCAAAATCTGCGACAAGAGCGATGCGTTTTCGGCGTTGGGGTACTCCCCAGTATTGAGCGTCGAGCTGTCGCCATGCCAAAGACCATCCGCTTCCGGCGATTGCTCCAGCTTTGCTCCATCTGCCCCCCCTACCCGAAGGTCGAGGAATTGAAACGTCTGGCTGTTCGATGCGGGCAAGTTCTTCCAGCACGGCTCTGAAATCTTCTCCTCCGTTGGAACTGAATGCTCCTGGTACGTTTTCCCAAACAGCGAAAGTTGGATACAGTCCATTTGTGCTTGACCTCATTTCTTTTATGATTCGAACCGCTTCTATGAATAGCCCGGAGCGTTCTCCGGCAAGTCCAGCCCTGCGTCCAGCAATGGACAAATCTTGGCATGGACTGCCGAACGTGATACAATCCACAGGTTCTATCTGGTCGCCGTGAACCTTTGTAATGTCGCCCAAGTGCTTCATCTTTCCAAACGCCCGTCCAGCCAGATAGCACAGCTCTTATATAAGGTAGGCGATCAGGACTTTGCCGAAGCGAAAGTTTTGCTCATATCAGTGATAATGTCATATCGGTCTTGATATTTGCTGTACACAGTCGTTCCAGTTCCAAGACCAATCTGCGTCTGGTTGATGGAAGCAGGAACTATATAAATGCTTTCCTTCTCTTCGTTTTTTGCAATCAGAAAATAAACATCGCAAGTAGGGAATCGTTTTTCAAGATTAAACGAATAGCAAAAACTCTTATTTGCTCTGCTCGGCCTTGCCGTTTTCACATCAACCTTAACGCTGCCATTAACATAAAGGTCATAGGCGTATCTAGTTGACATTCGCTCAACCGCAAATCCATGTTCTTCCAGCAGTTTTGTAGCAAGGTCTTCGCCATACTTTCCGAATTGCGTTTCGCTTTCTTTCATTTCGATATTAAGAATTTCAGCTATTTTGTAATAGCCACCCGGAAAACGGCGAATTGCATTTGTCAACTTGTCGTTTCCGTAATACTCGCTCAATTCACTTCTTGATGGCATTCTGGTTAAACCAGTGGCAGACATACAGGCTTTCACATACAGCAAGATTTTATCTTGCGTCCAATGCGTTTTTTCTTCCCGATTCATGCGCATCTCCAATCAGAAGGGCAATGAACCATCATCGTCAATCACAGAGAAGTCATCTGCGTTGCCTTGAGAGTAGTTTTGCGGTGCATCCTGCGCCCGATCGGCGGGTTTGCTATCAGACTTGCCACCGCAGAAGTCAACTTTGTTCGCCATGATTTCCGTTGCGGTGCGGTTGTTTCCCTGCTTGTCAATATACTTTCGGGTCTGGATGCTACCAGTCACCAGAATCAGACTGCCCTTCTGGAACCACTTGGAAACGAACAGTGCCGTATTGCCAAATGCGGTGCAGTTGAAGAAGTCGGTTTCCTTCTGGCCGCCACTCTGACGGTCGCAGGCAATGCTGAACGTGCAAACATCCTTCCCGGACTTCGTGACCTTAGCTTCAGGCGTGTGAACCAAACGCCCCTGAATTGCGATAGAGTTAAGCATTATTTAGCCCTCCTTCGGCTGTTTCTGGGCACAGTCCCAGCACAGGACGCGCCCAAAGCGTTTCTTCGTGCTTCTTGCAGTTTCCAGCGGAGTGACTGTGCGGTTGTTGTACTGAATAGGCTGCAACTGCTTTCCGCAGCAAGCGCATGGGGGGATGGTTTCCGCTTCCGTTTGCTTCTGCGCAGGCTTGTTTGCCCTGCTTGTGGTCTGCTTCTGGTACTCGTCCGTGTCAGCGTCCTTCGTATCGTCAATGCAGAACAGACCGTTCAGTGCGTACTTTCTAGCGTAGCTGCTTGCAGTGCCGGTAATCTGCGAATCGTCCATGCCCTTCTTAAACTCAGGCTCACGAGCGTATGCAGTCACCGTGTAAGCGGCACCATCCTGCGATTCAACTGTTGCAGTGGCTTCGATATAGTGCCAACTGTCAACGATAACAGGTTTGTCGGAAAGTCGCAGCACAAGGCTATGTGCTTTCAAGATTGGCTTGACCGCTTCGAGGATGTCCTCACAGGAACGGTACTTGTAACCGCCAAATTTGTTCATCTGCCCTTTGGGGGCTTTCAACTCTGACTGAACAGCCATCAGAGCTTCATGGATTTTGCTGTTGTCCATACGTTTCCTTTCTTCGGCTTCATTAGGCTTCATTGTTATTACTTTGGCTTAATACGGCTGTACAGAAATCAACCAGCCATCAGTCCTGCCAACTGCGCACGGAGGTCTTTCAACTCTGCTTCCCTGTCATCAATCTCAGACTGCAAGTCCTCGATCGCTGCCAGCCGGTCGGCTTCTTTTGCTTCCGCCATCTGCTCGTTGGTCATGAAGTACACGCCGTCCTCCGGCTCTGTCACGCCACCGAATCTGTCAAGGTTAATCATCTTTGGGTCTCCCCCTCTTGCGCTGCTCTTTGATTTGCAGTGCGCTGTACCACTGGTCTTTGTCTATTTCTATGGTCGTCCACCGATTGTTACAGACAAGGCACTTTTTTCTACGAGCGATGCTGTCATAGTCTGATCGGCTATCAACCGTTGTAATGTTGTCGCTACCGCACATCGGGCATTTCATCGTGCATCCCTCCACTCGTTGGTGTGGTGAGGAATGCGTTTTACTTTGCGATTTTCCCGTTCGATACGTTCATTTTCAGAGCTGACCCCAATGGCGCACAAGACGAGTGCTGCGGCGAGGAAGCTACACGAAAGGAAAACGTATCCAAACATTGCTACTGTGCTCTGACTTTTCTGGATTGCATCGCCACATCCTACTGAAAAGATCGCTAACGCGATTCCAAGCGTACAAAGGACATTAGCTTTCAGGCTTTTCACTCTTATTACCTCCAAAACTCAGTATCCATGCCGTAGCCATCGCCACAGATACCGTGATGATTCCACGGGCAGCTGATGCTCCTACCAGAATTCCGATGTGATGCACCATCCAGAAGTTCAGCAGAAATACCGCAAAAACCACCGCCAGCGCTATGCCCCACATCAGGGCAACTTCAATAAATGCTTTCATCTTGTCTCCTTTCATTTTTGCCGTTGCTGTTCTGCTCCTAGCTACTCAATGCCTTAGCCTATTGGTTCTATTCTTTGCCATTGCGTCGCACGTCGCCGCCGTTCGATGCCTTTGCTTATCAAAGCTACGCCTTGCATCCATAGCCTTCGCGATGCGCTACTTCTCAACGCCTTTGTTTTACGTTGCGTTTCTTCGCTGTGCCATTGCATCGCCTGTCAACTCCCTGCCTTGCCGTTGCGACTCGCTTCTGCTCCATGCCTTGCCTTTGCACCACGTATCAAAGCCGTGCCATAGCCATGCTGTTATCAGCAATTCCGAGCTGTGCCGTTGCGGAGCAAATCATGTCGGGTCTATGCAATTCCATTGCTCGTCTGAGCCTTGCTTCGCCATGCCTTTGCAAATCTTATCAAATCAGCGCATCGCCGTTGCAGTTCCACGCCGAATGCAGCACAGCCCTACCCCGCCATAGCGGTTAATTGATGATTTCGTAGGTATATCGCCCCTTGCCACTGTTGCGCCACTGGCCGATACCACGTAGAGCACCGTAGTCCAGCCACTCACGCACGACCTTCTCGTGAGAATCGTCCAGAAGAACGATTTCAAACTCGCAGGTTGAACCAGCGGGAATCTGCTCGCTGTTGGCAAGACTGACGCGCTCTCCTTGCGCTGTCTGTGCACGGAGTGGGCGCTGGCACTCGGTAATCTCGCCGTTCACATGAATGGGAATCATGCGGGGCTGAACGAAAATCAACCCATCAACGACCTTCTTGTAGGCCGTCAGCTTGCCGCTTTCGTTCACGGCCTTCTTCTTGCCAGTTTCGGTCTTGCCGCCGATACGACCCAGCATACCGCAAGAATCCTTGAAGAAGCCCTTGATCTGGTAGTCATACAAGATGGGTTCGCCGTTTTCGTTGCGAGGGAACACGGTCATGCCCTTATCTGCCACAGCATCAGCGCCAAGAGCAGCAACCTCGTCCTCGATGGTATTTGCATCCGGGGACTTGCTGGCGATGAACTCGCGTGCAATGTTCTGATTGCTAGGCCATGTGCCGAGAACTGCTTCGGTGAATGTGATTCTTACCTTGATTTTTTTCATTTTTGCTCACTCTTTCTTTCTCGATGCGTTCTAGCCGGTCTTTCTCCCGGCTGTGCCAGCGAATTTCTCGCTTGCCGTAGTATTTACCGTTCATCAGGGGCCTTCACCTTTCCCTGTGCAAGTAAAGTACTGTAATGGCCGTAGCTCATGCCATATCGTTTTGCGGCATCGTTCATCTGTCGCACGGTATACTTTGGAGGCTCGTGCTTTTGAGGCCTCGCACGTTCTGGCTCCTGCACATCCCAAGTAATTTTGAACTCACCAGATGCTTTTAACTCATTCAGCTCTTTTTGCTTTTTGGCTTTGTACTTTTTGGTCAAAGCCTTGTTTGCATCTGCTGCGCATTCAGGGTGATACTTCTGAGACCAGACCTTCCGAACCATTGGCTTCTTGCACCAAGCGCATAAAGCCGGTTCCGGATTAGCCTTGATTCCTTTCTTTATAAGAGCCTGCCGTTCTCTGCGAACAATGATTTTACATTCTTCACAGTATTTCTTGCACGGATTTACAAGGCCAAGAAAGACACCACACCGCTCACAGTATTTAATCTCCATCCACTTCACTTGCCTTTCTTAAGGCTCTTTCATTGTGTTCAGAAAAACACTGGTCAAGAAACTGGATGAACTTTGCGATTTTCTTTGCATCTTCCGGCGTACAACCATTTTCTACAAAGCGCCTTGTCGCTTGCTCACGCTTGAAATCCGAGTAGGTCTTGGCCGCGGCGTCAATGGCAAACTTGGCTTCTTCCGGGTATTCAAGGTCTACCTTCAAGGTGATAATCTTCTCCATGTTCAGTCCTCCCATCCTCCGAAATCTTGCTGTTCTACAACAGCCCTGGTCTCGATTCTCGGCGTGATGCCAAGCTTCTTGAGTTGCTCATGGATGAGCTTTTCACCCTCGACCGTCCAAACCGTCGTGTTCGGGATATAAGTCTTGCCGTTGGAGCGTTGAATGGCTTTGCCTTTTCGATTCTTGGTGTATCCCTTGCCTTGATAGGGCTTGTACAGCACCCACTGACCATCGCTGTCTTTGTACTGAACTCGCTGGCTGTAAAGCAGCTTGTTCAGCTTTTCAGCAGTCAAACCGTAGTCCTTTGCAATGCTGGTGGCCGTCCGGCAGTTGTCTGCAATGCACACAGCACGAGCAAACTCTGCATCAGGTGTCAGCTCTGCAATCCGTTTGTCCTTCTCTTCCAGCTCTTCGTGCGCTGCGATCAGCGCAGTTGCAAGGAGCTGCGAGCGGGTAAGCTGCGGCTGTTTAGCCAGCTTCTTCTCCATTTCGTTGAACGCTGCAATGTACTTCAGCTTCCACTCAAGAGCCGCCTTTCCGGTAAACCCCATAGCCAGCAAGGTGAAACCGTCACGGTTCATCAGGTAAGCCCTCTGTTCCCTGCCGTAGCTGTCCGGCACGGTGGTTTCAAAGAACATCTGCGCAAAATTGCGCACATCTTCTTTGAGGTTGTCCACAGCTCTGAGAACGTCACGGTGGTTCTTTTCAAAGCTCTCAGCGATCTGGCGACTGGATGCTACCGGTTCGCCGTTCTGGGTCGATAAGATAATGTCGGTCATTTTTTCTCCTTTCTTACTCTTCCGAACCTTGAATATTCAGAATCCGGCAGATGCTTTTCTTAATTCCGGGCGTTTCCAGCTTTCCTGTCTTGACTTTGAAAAGGTAAGAACGGTCAAAATATCGTCCGGTGTCCTCCTTGACTTTTTCAATCAACCAGTCGTTGGTCTTGTCTTTTTGGATAAGAGCAATCTCGATTTGTTTGCCAAAGTCACACAGAGGCTTTTTTTCAGCCATTATTTCACCTCCGGCTATTGATTTTTACGCATAAGTGTAATATAATGAAGTTGCTAGAAATCATTCATTACGCCTTCGCGGTACGGTCTTAGTATAATACGCTTTCGCGTAAAATGCAAGGCCTTTTTAAGCGTTCGCGTAATTTCAGCAAACCTTCCAATGCGAGGACTGGAATTATGGCAAACTTGTACGAAAATATTGAAAAACTCTGCAAGCAGCGTGGAGTAAACGTGACCACTATGTGCAAGGAATCGGGCGCAAGCCGTGGGTCTTTGACCGATTTGAAGAACGGAAGAAAGCAAACATTGAAATATGAAACGCTTGATAAGATAGCTTCTTATTTTGAAACAAGCGTGGATGCTTTGGTTTCTGGCGAGCAAAAAGAAAACCCGCCCCAGCAGCCACAAAGTGAAGTCGATGCAGCAGTGGAGCGGATTAGAAAAAAGCTTGAATCTATGCCGAAAGAACAGCGTGAAGCTCTGATGAACCTGATCGAGAAGATGTGAGGTAAGCCCATGTATTATTTGTTGTGTGGCTGTGCCTTTTGCTTTTGGTTCATGCAGGCCTTGTTAAAAGGCAATGACCGTGTGCTATATGGCAACAGCAGAAAATATCGTTACCGTAGAAACCGAAAAAAGAAATGGTTCTGACCCGGTAAAATAAAAACCCCTTGTGCCGGGCTGGTATAGCTCTGCGCAAGGGGTTTTCTATTATTCCAGGTCTAGGGCTTGCTCCGCTGCCGGAATCTTATCAGGGTGTTCCAACAGCCATGCGATAAATCTGTCAATCTTAGCTCTTTCTTGTTCACTCATTGTGGCATATCCTCCCGATCGGTAAGTTCGGATGTTCATTTGATACGATTATACACCTTTCTGTTGTACAGTCAATATCATTTTAACAACTTTGCTGAGGTTAAATGATTTTTCCATCCGTTACTTTGCATCAGGGAAACCAAAAATTGCAATGACAATGATTAAGAGCCACATTAAGTTTAAGTTACCCTTTGCTTTGTAACATTCCGTTGAGCATAGAACGAAAAGGGTTATCCGGTAAATCGTCCAGCACATCTGCTTTGACGAAAGCGTTTGTGCTGATGCTATGCGAAACATTGTTTAGCTGCACAATGGCATCGTCTAAATCCTTCACGGTTGCTCCACGCCGTTCCATTGACTGGAGGAAGGTTTTTACTTCTTCAAAAATAACAGGGTTTTCGGTTTTATAGAATCCGTTCGTAAAGTCCATCTTCTTCTCCTTTCACAGTTCCACAAGCTGTCCGTCAATGCGTTCGATGTTATCTGCCGGGTCGCGCCCATCGTCTAAGGCGGCTACGGCGCGTTCTAGGATACCTTTCGCTTCGAGGTAAGCATCTTTATCAGCTTCGTACCCAGAAAGACTTAGGACAAGCTCCAGCGTCCGTCTGCGAGCATATGGGACAATCAAATCATCTACGGTTCGGTTCATTCGTTTTCCTCCCATGGTTCAGGTGTGTGTGGCTGCCCATCGGGAACGCTGGCAGGCATTCCGTCGATGATTGGCATACGTTCATGGTTCCAGATTACAGTTTCTTTCATTTTGTGTTTCCTTTCTATTTGGAATTTTTTGACAATACAGTTATACCACATCTCGCTGTTTCATTGAAACAGCGAATTTTTTCAATTATTGTTTCACGTTTTGAACAATATATCAGTTGAATTTCTTTGCTTTTGTATCATTTTGTCGAAAGAGGGGTATTTATGGATGATTATAGGATACGAGTGGCAAAAGCGTTAGAGATGGCAAGAGCAGAATCCGGACTTAGCCAACAGAAGCTTGCGAACAAAATGGGTGTAGGCCGGACATCCATTTTTCGTTATGAGCAAGGAACAATGACCCCAGATGCTTCTACTATCATAAAATGGTTTGTGTGCTGCGGTGTTGCGGCCAAGCCGTACATAGACACTTGTTTGCATCCTGGCTTATTGGAAAGCCTGGCTGGCGATGCCAGCACCGAGAGAAAGAGGGATGCACTGATAGAGCATATCAAAGAAGCCCATCCGCAAGAAATTGACCTGCTGTGCTATCTGATTTATGGTAATCATGGCTCAGATTACCTTGCCGTTCTATGCGAAATGGTAGCCAACCTTCATACGACTTTGCGTGATCGTGTATCCGTCTGCCGCACCGTCACAGGTCATTATGAAATGGCACAGGCCACCAAAACCGACCCAGACCCAGACGGAACACAACCCAATATGCAGATTTTGTATCAGGCACAGGACTGTGGGGAAGCTGCGGCGATGAAGCGAAACGATTCTTATACCATCAACGAAGAAAACATTTTGCGCTGATTGTCGAATTATCGCAGTTTTTGCAGAACATTTTGTCCACGTTCATCCACTTTTTGTACACCTATCGGGCAAATTTGCCTTGTCAATCCGTCCCCCATAGGCTGTAAATCGACAACATTCGTGCGGAATAAATAACGAATTACCGTCAATCTATTGCCTGTGATTGGTTGGCTTGTCAATCTGTCCCCCATAGCATTGAATTAAAAGTTTTTCATCCACTTTTTGTACACGTTAGGTAAAGCTAACCGTTAAGCGCTTCAACCTTTTGGATGTTGAACAACTGTTTATTTGGTAGTATTCGCTTTGCGTTTTCCACTTTTTAAGAGAGAAAGAAAAGATTTTGTGGAAAATTTTCTTCTTCTGCTATTAGTAGAAGTTATTTTATAATCCTGTTAATAGTCTTGTTTTATATAATGTAAAGAGGTGTACAAAAAATGGAGATAGGTGTACAGATTGTGGAAATAGGTGTACGAAATGTGGACGGTTAGGTGTACAAGAAGTGGAAACAGGTGTACACTTGCTATTGATTTGTACACCTGTTTGTGATATACTCTTATACGAGAGGAGGCGTGATAAGATTGTCTGATATTAAAGGCGGGAACTTGGTTGAAAAAAGCAGACAGCTTGTTTGGGCAAAGTTCACTGACTATACAGCAGGAGAGCTTCGGCTGCTTGAAGTGTATCTTAGCCGTATCAATCCGAGAGACCCCGAAACTTCAACGGTTCAGTTTACGTTACAAGAATATTGCGAATTTTTAGGGTTAAAAATCAACTCTAGGAATTTGAAAGCACAGGTTAAGCATTTCATCGACAACTCTGTTGAAGTTCCTAGAGGTGACGGTTCAGGCTCGTTTGACCTGTATCCCCTGTTCAGCAGAGCAACTGTAAATTTTGAACCTAGTTTGATGAACATTACTGTGTCGTTGTGCTGTAACCCACTTCTACAACCCGTTTTCTTCGACATTGCAGAGCGTGGATATGTCAAGTATCGCTTGCGCTACACAGCGAATATGAAATCGCAGTATAGCATTTTGCTGTATTCAATTCTCCGAGAGTTCATCGGACGTGGCGTGAGCCAGCCCGAAATTACGTTGGATAGATTAAGGGAACAGCTTGGTGCAAGAGAACCTAGCTATCAAGAGTTCAAGCATCTTAGGCGGCGTGTCATTGATATTGCGGTAGCTGAAATAAACGAAGTATCAGACCTGTGCGTTGAATATGACAAGGTTATGAGAGGTCGCAATGCGGTTGCTGTAAAGTTCAATGTAGCTTTCAAGTCTAATGAGCCAGTCATAGACGTGGAAGCTAACGAGGTTGAAAGCGTAGAGCTAAAAGATGTTCCAAAGAGCCAACGACCTGCCAGAAAGCCCCGCAGCGGCGCATACGAGGATGTTGATTGGGCATCTATTGCGCCGGAGATGTCTAAAAGCCAGTGTATCTTGACCGCAAAGCTGGTGGCAAAGAGATTGCCGGAGAAGTATCCGAACATCAAGCCCAACAAGAAAAAAGAAGCTGTTGTGAACATCATTGAGAATGCATACAGGATTCTTGTCAGCGAGCGACTTGATAGGATTGAAAAAGACCCCGGCGCTTATATGTATTCAATTTTGAAAGATGCAGACCTTGACGATTATGCTACGTTTGATGATAGCTTCTTGAAATAGTCAGATGTAGCACATTGAGCAGATGATGCAGAAAGGAGCGAGAATGGGTTGGATTAGCGTAAAAGATAAGATGCCAGACAAGTACGTTCAGAGTATCATTTATGATAAAGTGATGGGCGTTACTTTCGGTTATTATGGTGACTTCAAAGGCGAAAAATGGTATACAGATGATGTGTTGACGGATGCGTTCTATGGAAACAATAGTGAAACCCAACTGATTGATGATAATGTGTTATATCATGTAACCCATTGGATGCCACTTCCTGACGAACCGAAAGAATAAAGAAAGAGTGATAAAATGGCAAAAATCATAGCTGTCGCCAACCAGAAGGGCGGAACAGGAAAGACTACCACAAGCACCTGTCTGGCTGGTGCGTTGCAGTTGCTTGGAAAGAAGGTGCTGCTGGTGGACTGCGATGCCCAGTGCAACGCAACGGACACATACGGTGCGCAGACAGAGGACGTGTGTACTTTGTTCGATGTAATGACCCGGCAGGGTACAGTAGAGGAAGGAATCCAGCACTGCGAAGCAGGTGACATTCTGCCGTCAGACAACGCATTGAAGGACATTGACGAGCAGCTTGTCCGGGACATTGGAAAGAACTTCCGGCTGCGAGAAGCCCTTGAAAGAGTGTCTGAGCAGTATGATTACATTGTACTGGACACTCCCCCGCAGCTTGGTCTTGCACTTGTAAACGCTCTGATCGCTGCCAACAGCATCATCGTTCCCATTACAGCAGACCGCTATGCGCTTGCCGGATTGAGCCAACTTTCGCAGACCATTGGCGATGTTCGCAGATATTTCAACCCGACCTTGAAGATTGAAGGGCTCCTTCTGAACCAGTACAAGAGCCGTGAAAACCTGTCCAAAGAGGTTGTGGAGCAGCTCCCTGTGATTGCACAAAGTATGGGAACAAGGCTGCTGGACGTGAAGATTAGACCGTCTATGGGCGTTCGTAAGGCGCAGGCAGAGCGGCACAGCCTGTTTAGTGGCGACACGGTAAAGAGTACCAGCGCAGAGGATTTCTTGGCACTGGCAAAAATGATTGCGGAGGGGGAAGAAAAATGAGATTGATTGACGCAGACAAAGTACTGGAGCAAAACTTTTATACACTCAAGAATTACAGTAAGGAAGAAGCTGGCGCTTGGAGAGAGGGAATTGCTCTTGTAAAAGAAAAAATTATAAATGCGCCTATCATCGACCCGGAAACGTTGCGGCCTGTGGCACGGTGGATTGATGCCAATGACCCAGAAAATCGACCTCAACACAAAGGAACTTATATCGTGAGCCTTTCAAATATGTTTGGAACTGTCGCCGAGAATGCTATTGCAAAATATGATGATGCCTACGATGAATGGATTCTTTGTGATAGCCGAAAAACGGTTTTTCATGCTGACACAAATGGATACTATTCAAACAGTATGAATGCAGAACTCACGCATTGGATGGAACAGCCTAAGCCGCCAAAGGAGAATGAAAAATGAAAAAGTCCAGCAAAAAAACATCCGGCTTGTTGGGCGGGTTTGACTTTCAGCCTGTTTTTTCGGAACAGACATTAAGCCAAAGTGAGCCAAAGGAAGAAGAAGTAAGCCAAACAAAGCCGAATAATGCCGAACAAGCACAGATTAAGCCTAGTGATGCCACAGACAGCCATGCACAGCCGAGTGAAGTAGAATTAAGCTGTATTAAGCCGAAGCGAGCCAAAGACAGTGAAAGACAGTCAAGTGATGCCGTGTTAGGCGAAGGTAAGCCGAAGAAGCTGAAACAGGCAAAAGAAGCGCAGCGTTTGATTGAACAGGGAGATATTCCAGGCGCACTGGCTGAAGCTGGGTTGACAAAGAAAAAAATCCCGATGCCGGAATCGCATCAGGGTGTTGCAAGCGGTGACGGAAAGCGTTCTAAGCGCATTACCATCCTTATGAGTGAGGAAGAACGCAAGTACATCAACCGTGAAGCCAGACGGCACGGAATGACGATTGGACAGTTCGTGTACGCTCTGGCTGCTGCTGCGGCAGACGGAAAGATTGAATTGGAGGATTTCTTAGATGAATGACGTATGGATTGACATTGGGCAGAAATATGAAGCAATGGCAAATATGGGATGCAAGCCTTATGGTTTTAAGCGAGTTCCATCAAATTTTGTGTTTGATGAAGATAAGTCGGTGAAGTGGAACAAAGAGCAAGCGCAAAAGAACAACGATGATTACGACAATGAAGTTAAGCGACTAAATCAAGAAAAAATAAAGCGCAGGGATAAAATCTACGCAGAGATTTATAAGACGATTCAAGAAGAAGTCGGTTTTGGGATTTCAGAAGAGAAAGCGGCAAAAATTTGGGAGTACGCTTACGATAAAGGGCATTCAGCAGGATGGTATGAAATAATCATCAATTTGGAAGAAATTGAAAAACTTGTAAAGTTCGTATTGGATAAAAAGAGCTGAGTTGGGGGATTTATTAGATGAATGATAGTGAACGACGCCTCATTCGGTTTGTTTGCGATGGCGATATGCGAAACGCGCAAAAAGCCGTTAAAATCATTTTGGATTCTATATCATCCAAAAAAGATGAACAGTTCAAAGAAAATATGTTTCGCAAGTTGGAAAGCAAAAGAGAATTTATTGAATTGCCATATAACTTACAGCATCTTTTGATCGCAGAGGATACAGAAGAATTTCCAGAAGTAAGATTCCTTCTTAGGGACGAAGAAAAAAGTATAACGCAGAAAATTGTTGCCATTTATCGAGCATCTGAAAAATTGAACGAAATGGGTATTCCTTATTTGCCGGCATTGATGCTCTATGGGCAAAGCGGATGCGGAAAAACCATGCTGGCTAGGTATATCGCGCATAAAGCAAAACTTCCGTTTTTGAGGATTCAATTTTCAAGTCTAGTTGATTCACACTTGGGGCAAACACAATCTAACCTTGCAAGAATTTTTGATTATGTGAGAACTGCTCCTTGCGTTCTTTGTTTTGATGAAATAGATGCGGTCGGAATGGCTCGTGGGCAAAAAGATGACGTTGGGGAAATGAACCGTGTAGTTATTGCGATTATGCAAGAAATGGATAGATTGCCGAACAATGTCATCATTATCGGAACGACAAACCGATTTGATAGGATTGACCCTGCGCTTACAAGAAGATTTCCGTTGCAATACGAATTAAAGCCGTTGTGCCGTGCGGATGCAGAAATACTTTCCAAAAGGTTCTTTGAATATGCAGGAGCACAATATGAAAACATAGCTTATGAAGATAACGTCCCCGCATCTACTGTTATCAAAGAATGTACAGAACGAATTGTAAATCAAGTTCTGAATCAAGAGGATTTCTTGGAGGATTGACGTATGATGAAGTCGAAGGAATTTTACGAAGGAAGTATTATCCGTTTGCAGAAAATGGTTAAGCGTGGCATTTACGTTCTTTTGTTCGATGTCTTTGCCGTAGCAGTTCAGATTCCTTTTATCTTTGCTGGTAAATGGGTTGCAGCACACTTGATTTTGTCCATCGCCGTATCTTTTGCAGCAGGATTTAGCTTTAACACGCTTGTAGATAGCAAAAGGCAACTTGATATGTACAAGGCAGATATGGAATTGTACTATACCAAATAAAATAGACTCTGTGCAGTCGCAACGGCCGCACAGAGGAGAAAGGAAACACATGGGACAAAAAGTGTTAGGTCACTACGAATCGCATTGGTATCTCAATGGGACAGGCGGTGACATATACGAAGGTAAGATGGTCTTTCGAGACAAAGATTGGCGCATAAGATATATGGAAAACCAATGCGTTGAAACCAACTATTTTAGCTTAAAGAAAATAAGAGATAATTTTAAGAGAAAAGGGCAAAAAGAAGGAAATTATAAAAACATTGCATGGATAAAATTTTCAGAATTGAATTGGTTTGAACGAAGAAAACGTCCAGATTGGTTTAAGGTTCAATTCCTTTCAAATGGACTTGATAGTCCAAAAACACAATGGTATACAGTCCACGATTTGTCTGGTATCGAAGAAAAAGAGCATTGGGTTGAGGAAAAACGCCAATACACAATGAAAGAACTTTCAGAGAGAATGCCAGCAGAAGATTTTATTGAGTATATGAAAGATAGAGGAATAGCGACAATCCGATAAGCGCAAAACACCCCTGTGTAACCTCGATTGGTTGCACAGGGGTTTGTTTTACTTATCAGCAATGCAATCCCAGTATAGATACGCCTTACCATCTGCGGCATCCGCGTCCTCAAGGAAAGCCTTTGCCATGTCAGCGTAGAAGCCCGGAGTGTCAACGGACTGGCGCTTTGCGACCTGACAATAATCCGAGTACATCATGTTCATGACAGCCCAGAAATCGTTCGGGTCACAGGTGATGTTGCGCTGTTTGGCAACGTCCTGTGTCTGTTCCAGCGTCCAGTGACAGCCTTTTGTGCCGTCAGCGTTCACCATGCTGTCGCACCATTCCTCCGCTTCATCGTGGGTGAGGTGCTGGCGTGGCATCTTGATGGAACGGCTGTCCGCACCGCCATGCTCATACTGCCCAGACCGCTTGTCCCAGTCTCCGCTCTGCGAGAAGCCAATCTGCGGCATTCTGCGCCCATTCTCTACGTCAGGGTAGCGGGGGATAGGATAGGGGTCGATGTAACGGTTCTCCTCCTGCGGATAGTAAGGATAGCGGTCATTGCCATCTTCCAGCTTACGCAGACGGCGTTCCAACTCACGCTCCCTGCGGTCACGCTCTTCCTCAAGGCGGTCACGTTCCGGCTCACGGTCTTTGTCGTGGTCGCGGAGCATCATCATGCGGCGAAAATTAGTCTTGCCCATAATCTATACCTCCTCAAGAAATGGACGCAGGCGCACCAGCGTGGGAGCGGCAGAAGCAGCCAAGATACTTGAACGTGCCGGTGCCGGTTGCGGACGTTGCCACACGGGTAGCGTAGCGGGTGCGGGTGTGGATGCTCTCGGCGGTTGCCTGAGCGCAGTTGCAGTCGGTCAGAGGATATGCGGTCGCACCTGCACCTATGGTAATGACCACAGGGGCGTTTATGGTGGTCGTGTCCGGCAAGCTCTGAGCAACCACGATACAATACTTCTCTCCGTTTTGGTATGCGCCAGCAGGGATATTGATGGTCAGCGTGTCGTTGGCAAACGTGACCGCCTGACTGATGACCAAGTGCGGGCAGAGTTTGCAGCTTGTTTTGCAAGCCATAGTATTTTCCTCCTAAAAATCAGGGGCAGAGGTGTCTTGCCCCTGCCCCGATGGTTCACCCGGTGTTATCGGGGAGTGTGTAGGTTAGCAGCAGCCGCAGCAGTTCACGCCCACGTTGGGGTTTGCCACCTGATAAGCGGGAATCGGACGAGGATTGACCCGGTTCAGGATGGTATCGGTCTGCTGGGACATCACAGTGGTCAGAAGCGCATTCTGACGATCCTGAGAAGCGGCGAACTTCAGGCTCTGGTTCTCAGCGGTCAGAGTGGCAATCTTATCCTGCGTGAAGTAGTCCATCATGCTGCGGAAGTTGGCGTTGCAGTTGTCCACGATGGCGCGGGCGTTGTCTGCGATAGCCTGACGGGTAGCGCAGTCCTGCTGTGCAATGGTGTACTTCAGGTCGCCGATGAGCTGCTTGTTCTCGCAGCAGCAAGATGCCAGCTGCGTGGAAAGTGCGGTCTGACCCGCCTGCCGTGCGTTGCCCTCCTGCATGATGGCGAGGCTGATGGCGTTGTCGCCGTTGGACACGCTGCGTTCCAGACCGTTCACGAGCTGTGCGTTCTGGTAGCCGAGCTGACAGATGGCGCTGTTCACGCCCGCAAAGCCGTTTGCGATGTTGGCGTTGACTCCGTTTATCTGCGCCAGCTGGTCATAGCCCAGAGAGCAGATACCGCTCTGAATGCCAGCCAGAGAACGGGAAGTGTCCTGCTGGTAGAAGCCTTCAGACAGAGCCGCACGAGTATCTGCGCCACCCTGACCAGTTGCGCCAGTGCCGACCAGATAGGGGATGTAGCTGTTCATGCCGTTGTCACCACCGTTTCGACCGTAGCCGTTTGTACCCCAGCCGAAGATGATGGCGAGGATGATAACCGCCCACAGACCTTCGTTGCCGAAAAATCCGCCGTTGTTATTGCCACCGTCCTGCCCAGCCAGATAACCAGTTGCAAAATCGTCCATAACAAAACTCCTTTCAGTTTTGCGTTATGCCATCCCACCGCCGTGTGCGGTGGGCGAAGCCAAATAAAAGCGGTTTTTATCAAGTCCGCAAAACTGAGAAGCGTTTCGCTTGGAGGGATGCTTTATCGGGGCAGCGTCAGGTTCAGGACGCTTGCCAGTTGGTTCAGGTCGATGCCGCGCTCTTTGGCGAGGTTCTGTGCCATCGTTCGGAGCTGTGCTTCGTTTTTACCCTGAATCAGGTTCAAGCCCTGCATGATAGGTGCGTTCTGCCCGCTCAACTGCTGGATAAGCCCCATTGGGTTCTGTCCGGCACGGGCAAGGTTCGCAAGCTGCATGATGGGACTGTGCGTAATCACATCAAACGGAGAGGACATTGTTATTCTCCTTTCTTCGCTGTGGCAGCGGGCTTAGAAAAGCTCTTCTGCCACTTTTCCAGTTCATCCAGCCTGTGGACAAGGGCGTTATACTCTTCAACAGGCACATACTGCTGTGTCGGTGCAGCGGTCTGTTGTGCCTGTTGCGCTTGTATCTGCCGCCACGCTTCCGGGCTGTAAAACTCCTGGACATAGGATTCACAGGTGTCCGGGTTCAGCCGCTTGCAGTAGATCACGCCGCTCCGCAGGTCAGGGCAGTAAGTCGGTCTGCCGTACAAATCAGACGGTATTGCCAAAAATTCCTCTCTGCTGGAAACAGGTCTGCCAAGCAGCCAACCGCCATCTTGTGCCGACTGCTGAACAGGCTGCTGCCCATTCATCGGCTGCGGACGCTGCGGTTGTGCCTGTTGCATCTGTGCGTTTGGCAGGGAAGTGGCAAGTCCTACCGTGCCCATGCCACCATAAGGATTGACAGGCTGCTGCGGAACGTAGGGCGCTCCGGGTGTTGGGTAATAGCTCATGGTTCATCCCTCCTATTGCACTCAGTGTACCGCAAGCGCCCGAAACGAGAGACAACGAACGACCAACGAAGGACAAAAAGCTTGATTAAAACTAATACAACTAATACAAAATAGACAAAAAAGTAAGGCAGAGTTTGGTGACTATGCCTGTATCAACTGTATTAGTTTTGTGGTATAATCAGTACAAAGAAAATGAACGGAGGAAACGAATATGGAAAACAACACCATCCGTAATCTGGGCAAGCTGTACCGCTTGCTGGACGAAGCCTGCACCCCTGACCATGTAAATCAGGCAGACCTTGACAACGCAACGAGATTCCCCGTGCGTGGCGTGATGATGAAAATTACGCTGGCACATAAGCTCCACAAGATGACCCCGGAGCTTGACAACGCCTGCGCTTACGTCCTGAAGGATGTAGACCTTGAGGACGTGGATAACAGCTTTGCGCTCAAAGCATTGCCGTTGCAGCAGCAGGGCATGTTCCAAATCGGGTATATGTCGCCCGATTACAAGACACTCGGGGTGTCTGCCGTAAAAATCAAAGCCGCTCGGGAAAACGCCGGGCTGACCATTCGTGCGCTGTCGGAGAAGACCGGGTTGTCTACCGCGACCATCCAACACGCAGAAGCCAGAAAACCTATCCGGATGACCACGCTCAAGAAAATTGCTGTGGCCTGCAACGTATCAGTAGAAGAGTTGCAAGGGTAAAAGAAAAGCGCCCACACGGAAAAATCCGCATGAGCGCTTAACTGTAAGGATGCACACATTGGAGTGCAATGCTAAGATACCACATCATCCAATATATGGCAATGCTTTCGACAAAACTAGTAAGAATAAAACAAAATCCACCAGCCTAAAGCTGATGGATTATAAGTGAGCGAGTAATCGCTCTGCCACCGAAGTGGCAAAATTGCGTCTCCCGCATGGTACGCACTGCAAGTAGGCAGGCGGGAGACTGTATCATCAAAAATGCCTACTTCTGCTATCGCAATTTTGACGTATGCGCACTATTCAAAACCGTTCAAGCATTTTCGGACTTGCTATGGCTGGAATTGAACCAGCGCAATAGACGGGGTGCGCCCTGCTCTACCAACTGAGCTACATAGCCTTAAAGACCCGCCATGATACGCATCGTTGAGAGGCTTAACGGGTTCAGACATCCGCCCTAATGCGCTTCTTCGAGAGGCCGGGCGGATTTATTGAGATTATTATACCACAATTCGTGCAAAAAGAAAAGCGGCAAGCTCTGGAATAGCCTGCCGCTTTGTTGCGTTTGTAGAATCAGCCTTAAACATGCGTCCTACATACACTCAGCTCGTAAAAATATTATATCACACATTTAACATTTTTTCAATGCCTTTCAGCCGGTAGCCTACCGCCGTCCGGCTGTAATGTGTCTGTGCTGCAATGTCCGGCAGCGGGAGCCGCTCAACGTACCGCAGTAAGGCTATCTTACGGTCTACCCTCCCAAGCGGTGCGTTTTTGATAGCGGCGGTCATCTGCTGTCGGTCAAGTCCTTGCAGCGCAGCGGGCAGCACTACACGAGCCGCCGCCACAGGTAGCACCGAGCCAAAAAGGCTGCGGCAGCTGTCCGGCGTTGCGCACCATAGTGCCAAGCGCGGCAAACCGGTGACAAAACGTCACCATTTTGTTGACGTTACCAAAATCGCAATGAGTTCGACTTTTAACAGCTAAAAAGTTGAACTCATTTGCTAAAATGGCCGTTTTGGGCCACTTTTTGGAATATGTAGTGCTGCTCATAGTCTTACTCCTTACTCAGTGCCGCCTTCATGCGGTCAAAGAAAAACTGGATCACCCGCCCGATGGTCTCATCGGTGATGGCCCACGAGATAAATCTGCCCCACTTGCTGGCGCTGAGAGCGGCCCGCAGGGTCTTTGCCACCCACGCCTTACGCTCTGCGCCCCGCTTGGTACCCTGGATCTCCTGCTCAGCCCGCTCGATGAGGTCCAGCACCAGCGGCTTTACCGCTGCGCCGTAGCCCAGCCGGATGCAGCCGAGGGCGTAAAAGATAAAGCCGCCCAGCATCAGCACTGCCGCCACCGGGGCAGGGATAAGGTCAAAAAGCTTAGTTGCCAGTGCTTCCATGATTGGTCACTCCTTTTAACAGATAGTTGTCGATGTCGGCGCGGCTCTTCTGCATCCCCTCGCGATTGTTGCCGGACAGCTGCGCGTCCAGCAGATTGCGCACCCCGTCGAGGGTCAGACGGCTCACCTCGTCGATTTCTTCAAAGCGGCGCAGGTCACGGGCAAGGGCTTGTGTGTGCTGAAGCTGGCCCTGCTCCAAGGTGCCGATGCGTTTGTCCATCTCATCCAGCCGCTTGTTCTGCACGTTGTCCGGCTCCTGCGCCTTTTTGATGTACTTGTGGATGATTTCCAGCACCTTGTCGATGGTGATGGCTGCAGCGCACAGGCTGCCCAGGATGCCCAGTACCCACAGCAAAGCTTCTTTTTCGGTCATTTGCCCTCCCGAAGACGGGTCAGTCCCTTCTTGCGGATGATTTTGGGGTAGTTGCGCTCGGTGACGTTGAGGTCTACGTTGCCCGTGATGCCAGGCACGCTGCCCTTGCTGGTGTGCTGGTGGGCGTTGTAGGCAAAATCGACCTTGGGTGCCTTGCCGGTGTAGTCGGCCAGCCAGACGTCATAAGGGCGCAGGGCCGCGCCGCCCACATAGAGATGTGCCTTTGCAAAGCTGGTGTAGGTGTACAGCTGGGCGTAAAAGCCCATCTGCTCTACCTCGTGCAGAGCGTAGGCGGTCAGGTCAGTCAGGCTCTGCTTGTCCAGATTGCCCAGCCGGTTGTCCTCCACGTCAACCGCCACAGGCAGGGTCAGCTCCTTGCCCCGCACCGCCTGCCGCAGCAGGGCAAGCTCTGCATCGGCCATGGCCTCGCTGGTAGCGTAGGTGTAGTAGTAGACACCCACGTCCAGCCCGGCAGTTTTGGCGTTTTTGTAGTTGTCCTCAAAGGTCGGGTCGATATAAAGGCCGTCTGCTCGTTTGGAGAGCTTTTTGTTGGTGGATACCGTCTTGAGCATGACGCCCTTGTAACCAGCCCCCTTGATAGCCTGCCAGCCCTCCATTTTGATTTTTCCCTGCCACCGGCTCACGTCGATGTACCGGTAGGGCGGGTCGCCCTCCCAGCCGGTCACAGCCTCTGCCCCGGGGGGTTCGGGAGGTTCCGGTGCGGGCTTTGCCTCTTCGGCATCCTGCTTGTCCCCCGGACCAAAGATGGCCCGCACAAGCTTTTCCAGCAGCTCCAGCAGTTTATCCATTGTAGTAGTCCTCCCCGGTGATGCGCTTATAATCCTCTTCACTGATCTCTCCATCTGCCACCCTCTTGGCCAGCTCCCGCTTGACCCCGGTGCGGCGGCTTGCGGGCATCTCTGCCCACGTTTTTGTGCCGGCGACCAGTCTGTTTGCCCAGATCTTGTCCATTTTGAAATCCTCCTTACTTGTTGACGGCGGCATCCAGCTCGCACAGCGAGTCCTCGATAACCGCCAGCCGCTCCTGTGATTCCATGTCCTGCTCGCACATGGCGTCCTCGATCCCCGCCACGAGGCCGGGCAGCTCTCTGAGCATCCGCTCCTCTTCCAGCTTCTTGTGGAGCTCTTTCAGGCTCTTATCCATCTTCCAAAGACTCATCCGATAACACCTCCGATCATGGTGATATTGCCACCGACGCCGCTTTCGCCTCGGGCAATCGTCACCTTGTAGTTGAATGCAAAGCCCCTGGCGGCGGTCTTGTTGGCAAAGGCGTGGTGGACAAAGGCCCGGCTCTCGCCGCGCTGGATGTCCGTCACGGTCTCCCACACGGGGCTGTCATCCAGTGCGTTATTGGTCATCTCCACGGTCAGGCTCAGGTCTGTGGGGAAACTGCCCTCCAGCGTCATGGCAGCCACGGCGATGGTGTCGTCCGCCGTCAGGGGGGCGGTCAGGCTCACCTTGGCACCGGTGACGTTTTTGGTAAAGGTTATGTCCTTTGTGCTGGTCAGCGTGCCGTCACTCGCCTCGATGGTCAGGGTGTGGGCTCCGTTCAGCACCTGCTGGTAGCCTTCTTTTTCGTTCAGCCAGTCTACCGTAAGGGTGTCGGTGGTCGCTATGTCCATTCCGGCCGCTGTATGGGTCTCCACGATCCCCATGGTACCGGAGAAGATCAGAGTGGTGTCGTCGCCATAGTAGGCGCTGCCGGTGGCAATATCCACATAGTCGTTCTCCACTACCCAGCCCGGTGTCACAGAGGGCGGGTAGAAGTTGTTGGAGGCGGCGAAATAGAGCTGGTATTCGAC